CATAATAAGATGATCTAGTCAAGTTGTCTGTCCGACGATAAATACAGACACAACCTTGTGAATGACCTTTCTGTGGAACTAGACAAGACGGGAGTTCGATTCTCCCTACCTCCACCAGCCGCCTTCGGGCGGCTTTTTTCTTTCATGGATCTATTTATTATACATCTTTAAAGACGGGAAAAAATTGACTAAAACCTTAATTCTTGATACTAACGTTTACCTCACCGAAGCACAGTCGCTGTTTAGTTTCGGCAGAAGCGATATTGCTATACCCACCATGGTTCTAGATGAAATAGACAAGCACAAGCACCGCCAAGATACAGCGGGATTAAATGCTCGTATGATGAACCGAGTATTGGATAACTTAAGAAAAAAAGGCAGCCTTTTTTCGGGGGTACCTTTGGGCAGCGGCAAAGGGAGAGTATTCGCTGCCCAATATGACCCTCGTTATTTACCAGCCGGGATGGAGCCCGGCGATGCTGATAATAAAATTATTGCGGTGACTTTGCGTCTCAAATTGGAAGGGCAGGATGTTGCTGTAATCTCCCGAGACCTAAACATGAGAGTTAAATGTGACTCCTTTGGAATTGAGTGTTATGATTACCAGCCACAGCAAGCCGTAAAATCAGTTGAGAAATTATATGATGGATCTACGGAAATAGAAACAGCGAATGATATTATTGATAATTTTTATGACGGTGAGCCAGTACTCCTTCCTCCTCAAAAGACTGAGATTTATCCTAACCATTATGTGATATTAAAATCGGCCAACGATCCCAATAAATCAGCAATTGCTCGCTTCGTGGATTACGAAACGCCACTGCGTAAGGTTTATACCTACAAAGATATCTGGGGACTCTCAGCAAATAATAAAGAGCAAAAATTTGCTATGGATCTTCTTTTTGATAATGATGTACACATAGTCTCACTGACCGGGCAAGCGGGTACAGGAAAAACACTCATCGCTGCCGCTTGCGGATTGGAACAAGTACTACACAGCGCAAAATCCCAAGGAGGATATGATAAGTTAATAATTACTCGTCCCGTTCAGCCCATGGGAAGAGATATAGGTTTTTTGCCCGGAACTTTAGAGGAAAAAATGATGCCGTGGATTGCGCCTCTCCGAGATAATCTTGAATATTTGTTTGGAGATAAAACAGCATTAGATATGCATATGGAACAAGGGGTAGTTGAAATAGAAGCTATGACCTATATTCGTGGGCGCTCCATTTCCAATGCTTTTATGATTGTAGATGAAGCCCAGAACTTAACAGCCCATGAATTAAAGACTATAATAACTAGAGTAGGACATGGGACTAAATTAGTGTTGACAGGTGACATTCAACAAATTGACAACTCATACGTTGATGCTGTTTCTAACGGGCTTACTCACGCAGTAGAGAAGTTTAAAGAATTCCCGATTTCTGGACATGTTACCTTATACAAGGGCGAGCGATCGACCTTAGCCACACTGGCAGCAGAGATACTGTGAGAAAATACATTTTAGAAAAGATCAATAATTCCCCTCGATTTTTCAACCTAGGGGGAATAGAGGTAAAAGAGATCGACCCGATTTCGGACAATATTAATCTAAATGCTGTCTTTAAATCCATTGAGAATAATTTTCCCTCGCATTACCTACATCACCTTAAGGGGATTGAAATAATCCACTTAGATGAATTTGATACACGGGAGGTGAACGCCGTTTATAAAGATGGAGTGTTTTATATTTCCAATCAACAGTCTAGTTCTCAAGACTTAATAGACGATATAATTCATGAGTTTGCCCATCATATGGAAACCATTACCCCAGAAGATATTTATGGCGACGAGTCTCTTAAGCGAGAGTTTTTAAGAAAGAGAAAACAGCTAAAATTCGAAATCCAGTCAGAGGGGTACCGAGTCGAGGGTTATAATTTTGGTAATCTTAAATATGATGAGAACTTTGATGAGTTTCTTTATAAGAGGTTAGGGAAAACGGCATTACGCATGATGACCTCGGGAATATTTGTCCGTCCCTACGCAGCCGTTTCACTGAGAGAATATTTCGCTACAGGCTTTGAGGCTTACTATTTAGGTAAGCGTGATGAAGTAAAAAAAATGAGCCCTATTTTATATGAGAAGATTAATAATCTTCACCACCTAGAAACCCAATAAGAAAGAAGGTTACATTGGCCGGCAAACACATTTCGTATTCCGAGTGGCGGAACTGGCACATCTGCCCCCACTATCACAAACTAACTTACATTGACAAGGTTGCCCAGTTCGAGGGCAACATTTTCACTGCTTTTGGGAAGGCTCTTCACACTGTTTGTGAATTTACTTTGACTTCTCCCGAAAAGTACAGAGGTGCCGGCACAATTGAAACGCTAGTTAAAGAGCAGTTCTTGAAAGAACTCAAAGCTCTGCCCGAGAGTGAGCAACAGCGAGCCAAGCGTGATTTTAAACTCAAAGAGTGGCTTGTAAATGGTATTGAAATCGTTCCGGACCTTTACCGATGCCTAGCCGACAAGTTCGGCAAGCTGGGCGAGGACTGGGAAGTACTCAAAGCAGAAGAACAACTCTATGTACCCATCACAGAATTCACGGAAGCAGAAAAAAACTTCAAAGGTTTTATTGACCTCGTGGTCTACTCCAAGAAGGATGAAAAAGTTCACCTGATTGATTGGAAGACCTGCTCTTGGGGATGGAAGCGTGAAAAGAAGAGCGACAAAATCCTCGCTTATCAACTCGTATTCTACAAGCATTTCTATGCCCAGAAGTACGAAGTTGACCCCAAAGATGTGGATTGTCACTTCGTTTTATTGAAGCGAACAGCGAAAGCCGGCAAGAAGGCAGAATTCGTCAGAGTGACGGCAGCTAAAAAAAGAACGACAGATGCCCTTAACGCTTTGACTAAAGCATTACATAATATTACCAAAGAAAATTATATCAAAAACCGGGCTGCGTGTACAAACTGTAAAGACCGTTTCGGAACGTGCGAGTTTTACCAGACGGAATATTGTTCATAGGAGGACATCAACTTGACCGATAAAAAGATAACAGTGATGACTATTAGTGATCATCCTTTACTTCCTTCTGGGGTAGCCACCCAGACTAAGTATATTATAGAGGCCCTCCTTCAAAGCGGGAAGTTTAAAGTAATTTCACTAGGAGGAGCAGTAGATCACCCCTCTTATGAAACAACCGCTGTGGAAGCCTATGGGAATGACTGGATCATACAGCCAGTTAAAGCATATGGGACTCAACAGGAAATACGGCGCTGTTTGTTACAATTCAAGCCTGATATTTTATATTTTATGACGGACCCACGTTTTTATGATTGGTTGTGGCACATGGAGGATGAGATCCGGGAGAACGTGCCTATGATCTATTACCATGTTTGGGATAATTATCCTTATCCCGTGTTTAACAAGAGTAAATATGATTCCAACGATAAGGTAGCTACTATTTCTAAGGTTACTAGCGACATTGTGAGGACCGTGAGTCCCACCATTGATGAACAATACATTCCTCACGCAGTGGATACCCATATTTTTAAAAAGAAAATCTCCAGCGAGGACAGGGAAAAAATCTCGAATATTCGTCAACAATATAAGATGGATGGCAAAGTAGTATTTTTCTGGAATAATCGAAACGCCCGCAGAAAACAATCTGGTACTTTGATCTTCTGGTTCAAGGAATTCCTCGATCGAGTGGGGCATGATAAAGCAACTCTTCTTATGCACACTGATCTTCACGATCCCCACGGACAGCCGTTGGACTACATTGCTGATGATTTGGGTCTCACCAATGGGCAAATAGGGTTTTCTGTAGACAAGATCAGTGCGCAGGATTTATCCCTCATGTATAACTTGGCCGATTGTACGGTTAATATATCAGATGCCGAAGGTTTTGGGTTATCAACCCTGGAGTCCCTGTCTTGTGAGACACCCATTATCGTTAACATGACCGGGGGATTACAGGAGCAGGTCACCGACGGCGAAAATTATTTTGGCATAGGTATTGAGCCCGCCTCCAAGGCTGTCATAGGATCCCAACAGGTGCCATGGATATACGAGGATAGGATCACTAAAGAAGAATTTATTGATTCTTTGGTTAAAATATATGAAATGAGCCCTGAGGAACGAGCCCAACTCGGAAAAGCAGGAAGAGCACATGTAGAAAAGAATTACAACTTCAGCGATTTTAAAGATAGATGGGTTCAGTGTATGACTGATTTCCATGAGAAAAATGGATCTTGGGAAGAAAGAAAAAACCATCAAAAATGGAGATTTAAAACGATATGATAAGAGTACTATTAAAGGGACCAATTCTCAGTAAGAGTGGATATGGAGAACACGCCCGCCTCGTTTACAGAGCCCTAAAGAGCCGCCCGGACCAATTTGATATATATGTGGTGCCTATTGAGTGGGGCGTATCAAATTGGCCAATTGATACCAATGATCCCGAGACCAAGGGTATCTTAGAGTGTATGAACAAAATGGCTCATGTCGGCGGCAAGTTTGATATATCCCTTCAGGTAACGGTGCCTACTGAGTGGCAAAACCACGCAACTATTAATATCGGCGTAACCGCAGGAATAGAAACAGATAAAGCATCCCCAGAATGGATTCAAGCATGTAACCAAGTGGATAAAATCATTGTAGTATCTGAACATGCTAAGTGCTCCCTGAATACTTCTTATCCATTTGAGGATAAAAAGACTGGCGAGACTGGCATAGTGCGACTAGAGACACCAATAGACGTTATTGGATATCCTGTCAAGGAAAAGAAGGTAGTGGATCTCAACCTCGACCTAAAAACAAAGTTTAATTTCTTAGCGATAGCTCAGATATCCCCCCGTAAGGACGTGGGCACCCTCGTAAAGAACTTCATAGAAGAATTTCATGATAATGATGATGTGGGTCTTTTGTTAAAGTTCCACACGGGAAACCATTCTATCATCGACGATGAAATGACCACAAAGAAGATTTCCTCGTGGTGCGGAAAATATCCGGATAGAAAATGTCAAGTATATCTGGTTCATGGAAACCTAAGCGAAGATGAGCTTCATTCTTTATATAAAATTCCTTCTGTGAAATCTTATATAACGACTACTCATGGCGAGGGGTATGGTCTACCAATTTTTGAAGCTGCTTATAGTGGATTGCCCGTCGTAGCGCCTGCTTGGTCAGGCCAAAATGATTTCTTGTACGCTCCTGTGAAAAACCCAACATCCGGGAGGGTCAAAAAAGCCCCTCTGTTTACCAAAATTAAATACGATTTAAAACCAGTGGAAGAAGCAGCAGTCTGGGATGGGGTTATAAACCGGGGCACAAAATGGGCTTATGTAGATGTAGAAGCATATAAGAAATCGCTGCGTAGCACTTATGAAGCTCTAGGGGCTAAGCGATCCATGGCAAAACAGTTACAGGAATATTTAAAGGTTGAATTTTCAGAGGAAAAAATATATCAAAAGTATGTAGACGCCATTTTGGAGATGGACTCTACCAGTGAAGAAATAGATGAACTCTTTTCTCAACTGGACATTTAATGTATGTTTTTGTGGCAGATGCCTATGTGGAAGATTATGTGGGCGGAGCAGAGCTTTCCACCCAGGGGCTGATTGATCTAGCCGATGTCCCGGTCATTAAATTGTACTCTCATCAGGTCACTTCCGAAATAATTCACTCCTTAAAGGATTATCACTGGGTTTTTACAAATGCCTCCCACATGGATAAAACTAGTTATATTGAGGCTATTAAAACCCTCCAATATTCAGTGGTAGAGTACGATTATAAATTTTGTAAATTAAGATCGATAGAAAAACACATAGAAATAGAGGGATCATGTCAGTGTGACCAAAGCTCATTTGGAAAACTGTTCGCTGTGTTTCTCGCTAAAGCTTCTAGTGTTTTTTGGATGAGTGAAGATCAGAGTAAGAGATATTTTGAGCGTTTTCCTATGCTTGAGACAAAATCTAATTATATCCTCAGTTCAATCTTTAACTCTGAACTTTTAGATACTCTAGCTGAAGAAACCAAGCCAACAGAAGCTAAAGAAGAGTCTTATCTTATATTGGGATCGGACTCGTGGATAAAAGGTACCGAAGACGCTATTTTTTACGCACAAAACAATAATTTAAAGTACGAAATAGTGTCGGGATTACCCTATAGGGCGATGTTGAATAAGATAGCTTCCCACCAAGGTTTGATCTTTTTGCCCAAAGGAGCCGATACATGCCCCCGCCTCGTGATTGAGGCGGCTCTTCTGGGATCTAAGCTGATCCTTAATGATAATGTCCAGCACCAAGAAGAGACGTGGTTCAAAAACAGAAATATTGCGCAAATGAGGGAATATTTAGAAGGTCGAGCAGAATTTTTTTGGGATACCCTACATTCTCACACTATAGCCCCCCGTGTCCCTACCCCGTCTCCTGCCACAAAAATGAATCAATATCTCTTTATCGTCCCAGTGTTTAATTCTGATCCATGGATAGAAAAAGCCCTAGGAAGCATCTCTGGGCAAAATAACCCAAATTGGAGATGTTATATCGGCGATGATTTATCTACGGACTCTACTTATACTTTTGCTAAAAAGTTTGTAGGGGAAGATAAAAGGTTTCACTTATTTAAAAATAAAACGAAAAAATATGCGCTCAAGAACATAGAAGATCTTATTAGAGAAGCCAGCCCTGACGATGAAGAAATTATCGTTATTTTAGACGGAGATGATTGGCTATCCAATAAGTATGTCTTAGATACCTTGGACAAATACTATGGCGACGAAGCTCTTGTTACGTTTGGAAGCTTTATAGAGTACCCCACTGGTAAAATAGGAAGCGAATCTTCTGCGTATCCCGACCTCACCGTAAGGGAAAATAACTTTCGTAAAGATGTGTGGCGAGCATCCCACCTTAAAACATTAAAACATAGGGTATGGAAAGACATAGACCCTAAGGACTTTTTAGATATTGATGGACAATATTATAAGTCCTCCTATGATCAGGCTATAATGCTCCCAGCTTTAGAACTAGCTGCCAACCGGAGTCACTTTATAAAAGAAGTGTTATGTGTTTACAACGTGGGTAATCCAAACGCTGTCAATAAAAAGAGCCAACACGAGCAGTATCAGAACATGCTAGAAATTCGAAAAAAATCTAGATACAACCCTAAGAGCTATGACTAACCTCCACCTACAAAATGTAAATTTAACCAGCAATACTGGGCCTAACTGTTTTGGGAGGAAGTTGTTCGACGCCCTAGGAGACAAAGGGGTAACTTTTAATGTGTACGAAGATCCCACTGCCACCTTGGCGTTTATTGAGTCTACTCGTCAACCAGTAGTAGGAGGGTTGTACCAAAGGCTCGATGGAATATATTTTAATTCTTCTGAAAATTATTCGGAACAGAACAGGTTGATTAAAAAAACTTATGACAATGCGACAGGAGTTATTTTTCAGAGCGAATTCAACAAAAAACTAACAACACATTTTTTTGGGGAGCACCCTCACTCTATTGTGATACATAACGGGGCCAACCTGAAGCAGATAGATGAACTGCCTCATAATATCTCTAATATCCAAGACAGGTATGAGAAAGTGTGGTGTTGCGCCTCTCACTGGAGACCTCACAAAAGGTTAGAAGAGAATATCGAATATTTCATGAAGTACTCCGGACCTAAAGATATATTGCTCATTGCCGGAGAAGTAAAAAATAAACCTATTGAGAATCCACGAGTAAAATATTTAGGAAATATTAAATACCATTATTTGTTGGCTATTTTGAAGTCGTGTGATTATTTTATCCACTTAGCTTGGTTGGACCATTGTCCCAATGTTGTGGTTGATGCCCGTGCCTGTGGGTGTAAGATCATTTGTTCTTCGTCTGGTGGTACCAAAGAGGTGGCTGGCTTGGGAGCTACAATCATTGACGAAGATGAGTGGAACTTAGCTCCCGTTAAGTTATATGAGCCACCCAAATTAGACTTTACAAAACAGAGCATTAATGAGTATAATATAAGCTACGATATGGAATGGGTATCTCAAAAATATCTAGACTTCATGATATCGCCAAGGACCACTCAATGAACAATGAACAAAAACTGACCATAAAAACATATCCTGATATAAAGGAGGTGACACCTCCCCAAGAATACATCAATATATGGGAAGATATATCTCTCAAGGTCCAAGCAAATAAGGCTCATACCCATAAGCTGTCCGAGGCTCAAACTAAACAATGTTTTTCCGAGCTACAGCGTAGACCATATTATCTGTCCACTATAGTTCAACACTTTAATGTCCAAAATATAGCTGAGGTAGGAACTGCCGAAGGTCTTCAATTTTATACATTCGCCCACACACTCAAGGCTTCTGGCGGACATATTTGGAGTTGTGATATTAAAGACGTTCGAAATATAGAGTATAGTGAAAGGCTCAAGAGTGATACCACTTTTGTATTAGGAAATAGCAAAAATATGGCCGACAAAATTAAAGAGTCAAATAACAAGATTGATCTCTTTTATATCGACGGCGCTCACGATTATGGCGACGTGGTTAAAGATGTAATAAACCTGAGAGATGTACAGTCCGATAATCCTATCTGGATATTTGATGACTTTGACAAAAGGTTTGGCTGTTACTACGATATAGAGAGGTTAATCAAGGGCGCTGAGGATGTGAAAATATATAGAGTCGGCAACGCAGCCAGCGGTAATCCTAATCATCAAGTAATCATTCGTAAAAGATTCTAAAAATGAAAATAGTATTTGTAAGTAGCGATCATAACTGTGCTGTAGGATCGTATAGGATATGGGTTCGAGATCTCAATAAGTACTTTAACGAAGCGGGCATTAACTCCCAGATTACCGCCGTTACAGAAGAAGTAGAAAAAGCAGATGTCATCATTGTTTCAAAAAATGACTCACATCTGATACAACCCCTCAAAGAGAAATATACTGACAAAATTTATGGAGCGATAAATTTAGCGTCCGACAACGATCATGTGGGTCAAGATTTTATTATTGTGGGATCCATAGAAGAAAAAATAAGTTTGTCTCATCATCCCAATGTCTTTTATTTCCCCCTAATTGAGGATATGTTCAGGGATATTCCGCTTAAGACTCACTCAAATAAGAAGAATTTGATTTTTGGCTATCATGGAAGCCACACTCATTTGTGTAAATTTTCTCCTCACCTAACAACTGCCCTGGAAGAGTTTAGCGAGACAAACCCTATAACCTTAAAAATTATAACTTCCCCTGGGTTTAAATCCTGGACAGTGGGGATACCAAAAATCCCCAATATCACTCTAGAATATTGGAACTATGATACTATAGAAAAGAGTCTACGAGAGTGTGATATTGGTCTAGTTCCTAATGTAACCTCTATGACTCCTGGGGAGTTCGACAAGACAGTGACGGATCCTGATCTTGGGCTGTACTCAACGGATTATACGATTAGGTTTAAAAATAAGTCCAATGCTGGAAGAGCGTTTGTGTTCCATCAGTTAGGAATCCCAGTTGTAGCAGATATAACTCCCAGCAATTTTCACTTACTCGGGGATGAGCAATGTGGGTACCTAGCCCACTACAAGCATAGCTGGTTAAAAGCATTTGAAAATTTGAAAGATCCGTCTCATCGAACCGAAGTTTCCCGATCGGCCAAGCTTAAATTCGATCAAGAGTACGACCCTATACAATGGGCTCAAAAAGTGTATAATGAAATAAGAAGGATAAAAAAATAAAATGACGTCACAAGGAATTCTTTATATAGCTTATGGGGAAAACTTCATAAAAGAAGCCCTTCTCTCGGCCCAGTCTGTTAAACAAGCGATGCCCGACATAGATATCACCATGTTTGCTGACCGTGATGTGGAATCTCCCCATATCGACAATTTAAAAATAATTACAGTTAGTCACCTAAGATCTAAGATTGATTACATGGATCAATCTCCGTATGAGTCCACTATCTTTTTAGATACAGATACCATTGTTAATCATGATATATCGGATGTGTTTGAGATGTTGGATGTTTTTGACGTGGTTATATGCCATGATTTAGCTCGTAAGAGAAAGAAATACACCACCACTATACCCGAATATGGAGTAGTTCCATATGCTTTTTCAGAAGTAAACACGGGTGTTATGGGATACAGGAAGAGTCCACAAGCTAATCGACTCTTCGCTCGTTGGAAAGAATATTTTTATAGGTATTTTCATATATCTCCCTGGGACCAACCCTCTTTTAGGGCTTCATTGTGGGAGGGGTGTAAAGAAGGTCTTAAACTCTATATCCTGCCGGTAGAATATAATATTCGCAGCAAAGCTAATCGAGAAAAGCAACGAAAGTTTCATCATGAATTTGGCGACGACCACCTTAAGCCGAGAATTTATCATATGCACGCTGACCCAAAAATCAACCAAGGACAATATCAAGTGGAGTCCTTAGAGCAAGCTTTGGAATTTTGTAAGAAAAACTTTATGGAATTTTGAGATGAAATACCTTTGTTTTATTGGTAGTGGACGAACCGGAAGTACTTTCGTAGGGCAAGTACTGAATTATCACCCCAATTGTTTGATATCTAATGAATCTAGATTTTTGGACAAAGTTATCAACCACTCATACCCTTACGACAGAGCCCTCCAAGATTTGTATCAGAATGCGCTAGCCGAATTTAAAAATGGACTAGAAAATACAGGATATAATATGTCCCAATATCAAGAGCGATGGAAGGGCATGGGGCACCTGTCTAAATCCCCAGAGTTTCAAAAGAAAAAGATATTAGTTGTAGGCGACAAAAAAGCTGGCGGCACTACACAAATTTTTAGAGAATCCCCAACAGACCTTTTGTTATTGTCCAAGGAAAATAATTTCTATTTTTTACACTTAGTTCGTCATCCAGCCGCTGCTGCTCGTTCATATATGAAATCTCATGGTTATGACACATTTGAGGCAGCTTGTACCAAGGTGATAGAAGATTCTTTACAGGCAGCGAATATAGAGGATCACTTAAATCCCGACTTATTCTTGCGTGTTTATTATGAAGATATTCTTCATGATTTTGATAGCAGTGTTTCTAACATAGGTAACTGGCTTGGGATCGAAATGAATAACGAATGGATTCAACAAGTAAAATTAACTGCAGATACGAAAACCCCAGAAATATCCGACTCAGACATTAAGGACACTTTGATTCTCATAGGATCCAGAGACGAAAAAAATATATTTTCCCGGTATTGGAAACACGATGACGTTCTTCAATAAAAAATCTAAAATCTTGTTTCTTCATTTTTCTCCGGAAACAAGACAACTTGAAGGCAATGAACTGCCTGCCTATTTTAGCCGTTACTATCACAATGTCTATTCCTATTTCAAGAAGGATAAGAGAGAATTTTCCCTTCAATACGAGAGAGAAAATTCTTTTAAAAATGTTGACATTGAGTACCTAAGATCTATCTCATATGACTACATTATCTGTAAAAGCAGTGCGTTTCAAACTTATGGCAAGAGTTTTTATTCTCCCACTACTAAAGTTATTAACTTGATACCCTTGGGAGTTCCGGGTAATTTAGAGGGGGTTGATGCTTATTTTACCGATGGTCAACTTATTAAGCCGCCTACTCCCGAAATGCAGGAGATATTTTCATCCTATTATCCATACCAAGACAGACCACAACAAATAGTCTGTGTCGGCAGTCTCGGGACAGATAAAAATCAAATAGAATTCCTCAACCTGATATCCCCGGAAGATTTCAAATCTCACGAGTTTGTGTTCATAGGACCTGTAAGAAACCAGCCCTATGTTGACACTATCAAAACAATACTTGAAAGAAAATCTTTATCTTATCGCTTTTTGGGAGATGTTCCGAGGGAGGTGGTGGCTGAAGAGATTAGAAAATCAAAGTTTTCATTTTTGACCACAGACCCAAGACCCTTTCAGCCTTTTGATCCCAGCCCCAGGGTTATTTTTGAATCACTAAGAGGAGGAACTCCCTGTATAATCTCCGATTTAGTTTTAACTCACAAGTCCGCTTACGCCTATTGTTTTCAATATAAAAATCATAACCCGCACTCTTTTGCCGAGATGATCGAAAAAATCAGAGAGGCCTCAACCCACAATTTGTCTAAACAGGCTTTTGAATTCGCCCAAGGAGCATATTCTATGGAGGAGGGCTGTCGTGTAGCTCACGAGGATATAGTAAGGATGCTTTCGACATGACTCTTTATTTTTTTGTGGCCCATCTAGATGATTTTGAAATCTCGTGTTTGGGATTTTTGTTGAGGAATCACTCACTGTATAACAATATTGAAATTATTACTGCTTCTACTTGGGCTCCTAAAGTGAGTATTTGGGAACGTAATTTGTCTCTCATAGAAGAAATGTGTGGAAGAAAAATAAAGTATACTAATTTAGGATTTGATCAACGATCTTTAACCACTAATTTTGACTTGGTGAAGGATAAAATTTATAAATCGATCGACTTTAAACAAGGTGTATTTGATCTTGTGACTCACGACAGTGAAGATTGTCATACAGACCATACTAGTCTCCATTATATATCCAAAGGTCTTTATAAGTATTGTAATAAATTCATCACTTTTTACTCCCCCAGTTCATTAAACTTTGTTCCAAATTATTGGCTCGGGTTAGAATCAGAAGAATTTAACATCAAAAAGAAGATGCTAAACTTTTATGATATAAATGTAGAACAATCCTACAGTAAGCTAGGATATTACCTTCAGAGTGAGTCTCACTACGATTTCGGAACCCGCTATTTTCATGAAAATTTTACAAAAGGAAAATACAAACATTATGAGTGCTATAGGATATTAAAATGGATATGATTTTAATACTAATACAGGAGATCAAATAAATGGACACCCCTTTAACTAATATTGATAAAAAAGAAGCAGCCAAACATAACATGAATACGGATAAATTTGCGCACTACTATCCGATCTATGATTTCTACCTTCACGCCCTTCGCCAGGAGAAGGTAAACATCTTAGAAATTGGAGTAAAAAATGGAGAATCCCTAAGGTTGTGGAAGAAATATTTTCCAAATGCTAAAATATGGGGAGTAGACATTGATCCAAAATGCTTAAGCCACAAGGAAGAAAATATAGAAATCCTTATTGGTGACCAAAATAACCCTAGCACTTTTGATCCAATCAAGAAAATTGATTTTGATATTATAATTGATGACGGAAGTCATGTGTTTTTCCATATGATAAATTCTTATGAATATCTTTGGGAAAGCTTAAAAAATGGAGGGTTATATTTTATAGAAGATACAAGTATGGTGTTCCATAACCATTTCTTAGGATACCCCCAGGACAGAGATAAATGGGATGAGTTTTTGGTTAAACAAATTCGTTCGGTAGATTTGGATATTTTTTCATCGAATTTGGTAGAGAAAAGGATACAAGCCGACAAATCTAATAGGGCTAATTTTTCTCACCCTATATCGCAAAATATAGAGAAATATCTCAACATGAATCCTCGGGAGTTTAGAAATGATATTTTATTTTTCCACCATTATTGTAATTTGATGGTGGTTAAAAAGAAATTTGATACAGAATCCAGCATCTTTGAGCAAATTGATACTAAGGAGAAAATATTAGGAAACCTCAGGTGATAGTAACCATACATCAACCGGAACACTTCCCTTATGAAGGGTTTTTTCAAAAGATGGATTGTGCGGATTTGTTTATCGTTCTTGATTGTGTTAAATATAGAAAAAACTACTTTCAAAATAGAAATAAATTCCTGAACAAACAGGGATCCGAGGAGTGGTTTGGTGTTTCAGTACCTAAAAGTAGCACTTCTAAGATGATCAAAGATGTGGTAACAGTAGATAATTCACTCAATCACTGGCGAAAAAAGGTGATTAAGAAAATATCTCACAACCTTAAGATGGACGCCACATCAATTTATGAGCACGAAAAACTAATAGACATCAATATGCGGTCTATCGAATGGTGTAGAGAAAGAATGAATATTACTACGCCCATAATATATGCTTCATCTCTAGGTGTCACTGGCTCCAAGACCGATTTGTTATTGGATATCTGTAAAAGGACAGAAGCTTCAATATACCTCTCGGGACCAAGCGGTAAAGATTACCTAGAACTTGAAAAGTTTAAAACATCTAATATAAAAGTAGACTTTTTTTCTCCACAGGTTAAAAATTACTACTCTATGCTTTATAATCTGAATATGTAGAGGGAGAATCCAACGATGCGGTGTTTAGTAACGGGACATAAAGGATATATCGGAACACACCTGTATAATACGTTAATGATGCGTGGGCATGAAATAATAGGTATCGATACAGAAGATGAAAATTCGGGTGAGATATCAGAGATACTAAGTGGGTCATCCCGCCAGAAGTACTTAGACTTTAACCCGGAAATTATATTCCATTTAGCGTGCTGGCCCCGAGTAGAGTTCAGTGTTGAAAATCCTCTCTCTACAATGATTAATAATACTTTAGCGACGTCGTGGATTTTAGATCTTGCGAGGGAAGTAGAGTGTAAGAGGTTTGTTTATTCTAGCTCATCCTCAGTAGTTGGAAACGGTGACGGTCCCGAAAGTCCTTACGCACTCCAGAAGTTAACCTCAGAAATAGAGACCACTTTATACGCCAAGTTATATGGTATTGATACCGTATCTTTAAGATATTTTAATGTGTATTCCCCGGACCAAAGGGCAGATGGTGCTTATGCTACTGCTGTAGCTAATTGGATGGAATATATTCGTCAAAACAAAAATCCATTCATCACCGGAACGGGGTATCAAAAACGTGATATGTTAAATGTGCGGGATGTGGTAGCGGCTAATATCTTTGCAATGGAATATGAGGGCAAATTTAATGGGGGAGTGTATGACACAGGAACCGGGACCAATATTTCTCTTAATGAAATGAAAAAAATCTGCCAAGAATATTTCCCAGAAGTACATTTCGAGTATGTGGATGGCCGCCCCGGAGATGTCTTCGAAACACAAGCACAACCTTCTTCGTTGTTTAAACTGGGATGGAAAACCGATGTAAATATTCGGGACGGAATTCACGAGTGCTTTCAAAAATTAAAGGAGGATATTCATGGATAATAACATCGGGATCATAGGGCAGGGATTTGTAGGGACCGCCGTTCGGGTTGGCTTTGAAGGAGTGTTCGAGGTTCACACATATGACATTAATAAAAATTCTACCTGTTCCTCTCTTACGGAATTATGTGAAAGGTCTAAAATAATATTTGTCTGTGTTCCTACTCCGATGAACAAAGATGGTAGCTGTAATACTGAGATCGTAGAAAATGTATTAGAAGATTTGAATCGACTCTCTAAGGGGCACATAGCAGTCCTTAAGTCAACTGTGCCTCCCGGCACAACCGAACGGCTGGGGTCCAAATATAAAAACCTATCTCTAGTGTTCAACCCCGAGTTTTTAACCGAAGCTAATTTTATACAAGACTTTAAGAACCAAGACCGAATTATTGTGGGAGGTCCCCGCCCCGCAACGACAATAATTAAAAACCTATATCGGAAAAGATTTCCCTCTACTCCAATCCTTAAGACTGGATCTAATACGGCGGAAATGGTAAAGTATTTCTGTAATTGCTTTTTGGCTACTAAGGTTTCTTTTGCCAATGAAATGCGACAAATATGCGAACAAAAAAATATTGATTATGATAAAGTTGTAGAATATTCATTGTATGATAAAAGGATAGGCAAAACACACTTATCAACACCAGGACCCGATGGTAGGTATGGCTTTGGAGGCTCCTGTTTTCCAAAGGATGTTAACGCTATTATCAAAGTCATGCTAGAATGCAACATCAACCCAGCAATTATGACGGCGGTTTGGGAAAAAAATCTTGAGGTACGACCAGACAGGGACTGGGAAAAACTTATAGGAAGAGCGGTATCCATAGAGGAGCCGATGAAGTTTGTAAAGGATCAACAAGCAGATGAGAGATAGCGCCATCAGGGAAGTAATTTATTTATTAGAAAACCAACACCACATAGATATGAGTAAATTCGTTGCGCTAGATCTCTTTGCCCGAGACGCAACTTGGCAGACAAAATTTTACGCACACAAGGTAAGCAAAGTACATGCTTGGGAGATAGAAAAAAGATTTAAAAATGATCTTGAAAAAAACCTACCCAGCAACGCCGTTGTTTCTATTGGCGATTCCCATAAGATGATCCAAGAAGAGGGGGGTAAATACGATTTGGTTGTTTTAGACAACCCACAAGGCTGTTATGGTAGTAAATATCAATATTGTGAACATTTTGATTCCCTCTTGCCTTCCCTGGGGTGTGTATCGGACAATTCAATAATAATATTCAATGTCAAAACTAAACCATTTGATTTTGAAGACAAGATACAATGGGCCCGAAGAAGAGAAAAATTTTATAAAGTAGATGATAGCTCCGATATAAGTCTGGATTTTATGAATCAGTTTTATGAAAAGTTATTTACTTTAGAGGGATTTCAAGTTGGTATTAAACTTAATGTCCGACGCCCACAAGAAGATGGATTATATATGTTCGCATATCAACTAATAAAAAAGGAAGAGCGGTGACTGAATAATGGTAGCTCGTAAACGACATATCGCCAAAGCAATTAGTTGGCGCATGGTTGGAACTCTTGACACAATTATATTGGGTTGGTTAATCTCTGGAGATCCAATGATCGGGGTTAAAATAGGTGCGGTGGAATTAATAACTAAGATACTTTTGTATTACGGACACGAAAGAATGTGGTATAATCTATCCAAGTTCGGAGTTAAGAACACATGACAAAAAATTTACATTTTCATAATACATCAGTCGCACTGCGTGACAAAATATTAAAAAACGGACACAAGCCGGCAGTTCTTTGGTTTACTGGACTATCAGGCTCTGGAAAGTCTACCTTAGCCAACGCAGTCGAGGTACTGCTTCACCGCCGCTCATGTCAAACCCATCTTCTAGATGGGGATAACGTAAGAATGGGGCTCAATAAGGATCTGGGTTTCAAACCCCACGAAAGAAAAGAGAACATTCGGCGGATTTCCGAAGTAGCTAAATTGTTTGCTGATGCCGGAAGCCTGGTGTGTACGGCTTTCATCTCCCCTTATCGAGAGGATAGAGACTCTGCTAGGTCAGTAATGGGAGGCAATTTCATTGAAATATACGTCAAAGCTCCGCTGGAAATATGCGAAAAACGAGACCCCAAAGGCTTATACAAAAAAGCAAGAAGTGGAGAGATACCTAATTTTACCGGTATAAGTGCTCCCTATGAGGAACCACTTAACCCAGAGATAACCATTAACACTTGTCGGGGCTCATTAGAAGAGTGCGCTAATATGGTAATAAAATATCTGGAAAAGAATGAGTATCTTTCCAGCGTCGATGAGGTTAATGTTCTGGAAAAAAAGAGGACAATTGCTGTAGATTTTGATGGAGTGATCCATAAGTATAGTCAAGGGTTTCAGGGGTTGATGAATGCCTATGACGACCCAATGGAAGACCTAAAAGAATCTCTAGACCATCTCAAAGAAGCCGGGAAAAGGCTCGTGGTTCTATCCTCCCGGCCGGCGTCTATAATCGACTCTTGGCTACAGGATAAAAACCTAAGACACTACTTTGATGAGATATCTAACTTCAAAATCCCTGCCGATATATATATCGATGATCGGGGATATAAATTTATTTCATGGAAAAACACGGTTAAAGATGTTTTACGAAAGGAAAAAAATGAATAAGAGAAGAGCAATGTTTGTGGGACGATGGCAACCATTTCACAATGGACATAAGTGGCTTATAGACCAGCAACTAAAAAATGATGAACCTATTTTAATTGCCGTGAGGGATATACCTCCCGATGAAAAGAATCCTTTTACCACTGAGCAAACCCTCAATATGATTCGTGCTGTTTATGCGGATGAGGATGTGGTGGCAATTCCAATCCCGGATATTTCAAGTGTAAATTACGGTAGAGGTGTGGGATATGGGATTATAGAACATGTGCCGCCACAAGATGTCGGATTTATTTCTGCTACTAATATTCGAGATAGAATTTTAAAAGAAGATGAGTCATGGAAAGATAATGTTGATGGCTCAATCCACGAGTTGGTTCAAAACTATTTAATGGAGGAAAGCAAATGAAATTATCAGACCAAGCCATCGGCGCTCTTTTGATGACTTTACAAAAGTGTCTGGCTGAACAAATAGACATTACAGACTTACTTAAAGACTGGGATCTTAATGTGAGCGGAAACGAAATTATCGTTACTAATCCCCCTACTGTATCACCGAATATCCAACCTGAGAAACAGATGTTTGAAACGGAATAATGCCTCGTTATTCATATAGGTGCTCCTCTTGCGAGGCAGAGGTGGATATATCCCATCCCTATAAGCAGGTTAAAACTGATTGCCCTGCGTGCGAAAAGGACAACACCCTGACAAAGGTGATCGGGCGAGTGAATATCCAATACAAAAAAGATCGTGGCTCCTCATCCAAACCAGGCCGCACTGTAATTAATAGTATTGAAGAGAACCGTTCTATTTTGAAGGATACCAAAAGAGATTTTCGGAAAAGGATTTTTAAGAAATGATATTTTGGACAGCACTGGTGGTCAGTGTGGGGCTTAACCTCCTAGGGATATGGTATGTCAAAGAACTGCTTAAGAGATTTTCTTACCAGGGCACGTTAGCATCCCATATACATAAAAGTATATCATCTTATGAGGAGCATTTAAGTTCCGTTTATAACAGGGATATTTTTTATGGGGACAGCACCTTGGAGGGATTATTAACTCACACCAAGGACCTCAAAAGCGAGGTAGAAGAGTACAAAAATATATTTGCGGTACTAGACATAGAAAGCGAGGAAAGTTTAAATGAAGAACAAAAACAAGAAGAAGACTAAAAAGTATTATTTTACCTCTAAAACTGAGGAATCGATCGTCGCCTATTGTTCAACAACTGATAATACCATTAGGACGAAGCTTTATGTTGAAGAAATCCAGCCAGCCTTTAATGAGCTAGTGGATAAGATAGTTTATACTTATAAATTTACTAACCTTCAGAATATTGACTTCCTTAGGGATGAATGTAAAATCTGGCTCACCACTATTTTGGGAAAGTTCAACCCCAACCAGGGAACGAAAGCTTTTTCTTATTTTTCTGTGGTTACAAAAAATTGGTTCACCCATAAAGCTAAAAAGCAGGCAACCAAAAACCGCCGAGAAATTAATTATGATCTTATGATACGAGAGGTCGAAGCAACAGACCAATGTAGCACTAAAGATGTGCTGGATGAGCAAGAGGAAAAACAATTTTGGCTCACCCTACTAAAAGAGGTGGAGGGTTGGGATCGGCTCACTCTCAAAGATAACGAAAAGAAGGTTTTGGACGCCGTTCTCACACTAATGAACAGTATCGATCAAATAGAAATATTTAACAAAAAAGCCATATATCTCTATATGAGAGAGATTACCGGACTTAATACCAAACAAATTGTAAGTTGCTTGAATAAAATGCGACAACGGTATCGACTTTTTAAAAGCAAGTGGGACAATGGAGAAATCCACTAGGTTGCTATTTATTATATCACCAGTGGAGTATTTTGAATGCGCAAAGACCTTGACTCGCTTATTGAACAGGCTTTAGATAATATAAAAAACGACCGGCAGGAGACCGAAACCCTACTGGGGGAACTGAAGGAATATATGGGAGTCCCCGGCAATCAGGACCGATATTCCGATTCGGGACCAATAGCTGCCAAGTATGTAGAAACTCTCCAAAGGAGTAACGAGCAACTCGTTAAATTGGCTACTCTAGTTTATAAAAAAGAAACATCGATTAAAGAGGGTTCTCTTAGCGATCTGGACAAGAAAGAACTTTTTGACTTAATAAAGGGCGAGTAAGATGGCGAATAGTAATACCCCGCTTAATCCTTCTACTCCACGCTCACGCCCCGGCTATGTTCCGGGGTCGTCCACAAATACTCATGCCTCTAAGTTAGCCCAGGCTCGCTCACATGTAGCGACGGTTAACCAAGGCGTCAACGAGTTTACCGTTCGAGTGTTATCAGTAACTCCGACCGCAGCACCTTGGTATTCTATATTTCTCTCCACTACCACTCAAGCATACACAGTCCGGGTGGATCTACGGGCCTTATACCCCCAGCTTCTAGACCCCGACAATCTTCCTCCGGGAATTAAAAATGTTGAAGGAATAAAGAAGCTAGCACCGGGAGAATTTTCCGGGATGGGTGATGTTCAGCCAATTGCTGGCGATCATGTAGTTGTCAGTTTATATGACAGGAATAACCCAACTTTAGGAGGACGAGTAGTTGAGGTCATAAAAGCTGGCGTTGCTGGGTCTTCTGTTGATTCTACAACGGGGAAAGATAGAAAAACATCTAAAGGCGCATTTACTGATCCATGTAAGGAAACCAAGCCAAAGCCCAATGTGGCTTCATGGTCAGTGGAGAGAACAAACGCCGCAATCAGTGAACAAGTCGAAGTGGTATCTGACATTCTGACAACAGCCGCACAATTTTGGGGAATTACAGATAAAACCCCGAAGAAGACGCCCTCATCATATACGGAGTCCCCCCCTAAGACTACGACCGTCAAAGCAGCATCAGCCCCCCAGCCTGGGCAGCCTGCGCCCACCCGACCGCTGGAGTCTCCTACTCCAATGCCTAGTTTATCGATTCCGGGGTGCGGACCTAGGTTTACAGTCTCGGAAAACTCCAAGAGTTCCCTTAGTAACGACCAATTATGTAGAAAGGCAGGCATCCCGTGCGAGGTCCTCGCTGCGGTACGCCATGTCGAGAGCCGTGGAAAGCCTGCCGCACTACGCTTTGAGCCTCATTTATGGCACCGTCGCCGCCCCAATCTACGCAGTCAGATCCCATATACTCGCAATCCATCCAGGGGTTTTTCTACTACCGCCTCAGAAACTGGGAAAACTGCTTTTGCTAGGGCTTTCGATATAGACCCGGCTATGGCAATAAAGTGTACCTCGTTTGGGCTGTATCAGGTTATGGGTTGGGCATTATTAGACGCTTATGATGGCGACGCTCAAAAGGCATGGGACGGTTTCCGGAACAGTCCCTCTGAAGCTTCGGACCTGATGTTAATAGCATGGATGAGTAAAAATCCTAGAGCCAAAAGAGCAGCCAATTCGAGCCCTCCTAACTTCGCCGCTTTTGCAAAAATATATAATGGTCCCAATTATAGAGTTAATCAGTATGATACTAAGATGTATAATTTTTGGAGGAAAAATCGCTAATGGGCGGCCGCAAGCAGAGAAAAAATATACCTGATAATATCAGTCCCAAGAAAGAGCAACAACTCAAAGCTCAATCATCTCCTACTGAATATAATAGCGGGTTTTATAATCAAAACATAGTGGAGCCGCAACCTCTCTATAACCGCACCACCACTGAAAAAGTCATGCAGGGAAGTAATAACACTTTTATTATTATGGGACGAGACAGACCCAGGGGAAAAAGCAGTGGATATGGGGGAAACGGACACACTCACGCTGGATGTATTGATATAATTGCTGGTATGACTGGGATAATGAGCCGTGAGGTAGAGAATGGAATAGCCGTAGTTACCGACAAAAGTCCAGAATTGGATGCCGCCAGAATTTATATTAGCCAGAAAACTAATATTGATGACAACTTTTCTTTGGTTGATGGGTATGTGGGGAATATGAGAGGAGGTTCGGGAATAGCCATCAAGGCTGATGGTGTCCGAATAATTGGAAGAGAGGGGATTAAGCTTGTTACGGGAGGCAATGTTTACAATTCCCCCGGACTTAACATAAGTGATTCAGTACAGGGCATCGACTTAATAGCTGGAAACGATGACTCCGCCCAGGAACCATTGGTTAAGGGGGATTCACTTCAAAATGCCCTTTATGAGATGGCTTTGCTTGTTTCCGATACTCACGCTTTATTGACGGATTTTATGGTTCAATACTTGGCGCTAGTGACCCCTATGGCAGCCGGAAGTATAGACCCAGCCTCCAAAGGTGCCGCAGCCGCCCAGGCGGTCCCACTTGGACTTCTTACCGCTAAGATGCAAAACCACGAAATGAACATGTTTAAGTGGGTGAATAATTACCTGTTTCCTTGGGGAGAAGGATTTATTAATAGCGACTATAATACAACCAACTGATATGAAATACAATGGCATTAACTAATCGACAAAAAAGTATTGTAAACCCATACTATCAAGAGTATGGCTATGCTTGGGAAAATACAAGAAACCAGTGGGTAATTGCTGGCATCCACGACACGTTCATAAACTTTGGGGATTTTCCCTCTCTGGGGACTTCCCTTAACGCCGAGCCAGGCATCATTGAACCGGGTGACACCATTACCCAGCAAGACCTCTCGGCATATATTTCAGTATATCCCCAGAATGCTATCCTAGCCGGCTCCGTTTTAGAAATGTTGAGTGATGTTGACGCTATCGCAAAATTAAACACTATCTCAGGAAAACTACTTGACAGCGGAGTGGAAAGGTATTATACATCTCCTACTTCTATCCAGGCACAGCTTCCTCAAAACCAGGCAGCCATCTCAGGGTCCACAGGAGTTCAGCACTTAGTGGATGAGGATCTAAATCAAGTAGACGTGCCCCTGGAGGTGTCCAGGGAAAATCTACTTAAACAAAACACCTCTCAACTCTTTTCTATTCCCTATACTTTTTCTATTACTCGCCGTCGCAAAATTAGAGAATCTTTTGGAAACCCGGTTACATCTTTGTTAGAGCCTCAAGTCTCTACTATAGAGGACCAGAACGTGGTGCCCTTTCGAGGCCAGCCAGATAATATTGATTTGTACAACTGGCATAAGAATGCCCTCCCTGGAGAAATGTCTCAGGTTTATTATTATAACCCCAACGACGAGCTATATTACTTCATTAAAAGAACAAACTCTCAAGACAAGGGCGCTTATGACGTGGGACTCTTGGGGTCCAGCGCATCCACTCGTGAAAATTATGGGGCAGCTAAGAGTCTAGGGAAAAAAGAGATACTAAAGCTGGTAGGTAAATATTCTCCTCAAAACATAAGCTTACTTGTTCAGGCTGAAGATGAAATAAAAATTCGAACCTATTTGGACAAAAGACCTGGCTCCCGCTGGGTTTATGCTATCACAATCCCGAAGTCCCTGATCGACAGCGATCTCTTACAAGACTCTGCCCAGAACGAATCAACCCAGGATATCGACCTCCAGCCATATGAAAAAGCCAAGAGGTTGATTAATCCTAATATTAATACATCGTTGAGGCATAGTACTTTTAGTTTAAAAGATCTACAGGAATCAATCCAGGCTACGCTGCGAGTTCTCAAAGATTATGAAAACATAATGATAGTGGAGGAAATAACCCCGGATGTAATTTCCGGGTTTGATATTGAGAGAGAGATTTTAAAACTAGAAACGTTCTATGATAGTTTGAGTGGGTTTTTTAAATTCAATGAGATTACCACAAAAGAGGATTTATCTAACTTAATAGAGTTTGTCTTTAGGGAAGACATGAGAATTTCCTATATCATCGTAGATGGAGTTCTATATTCTAAGGGTCTCGGCGCTACCTTTTTGCTTCCCACTTCTCTAGTGGATGAAGAAGCCCCTCTCACCTCTTTTAAGGCAATCGATGTTTTTGCTACGTTTGGTAATCGCACCTTTGGTTTCGTTTTCAACAGCCTTTTGGTTAAGAATGTAGTAGGCAATCAACAGCAGCAAGACCGCCCCCTATGGAAAGAATTTTTAACTTCTTATGTTTTGCCGGCTATTAAAATCTCTCCCATTACCGAACAAAGGAAGCGCAATCAAAGGGATTTTCGCATTGCAAAGCCTCCTAATATTTTTCAAAAAATAGATCAATTGACAGACAATCCATCGCCCGGTGATTTGTCTAAGATGTCAGTTTCCCAAAAGGATCTATATTATAGCGTAACAGCGGCAATGGGATCATGTGATAGTGTTCAATCTACATTACTAAAAGAAGCTTTCACTATTTATCGCCTTGCAAACGGAAAGGCTCCCATATGGAGTCTTACAAAATATGCTGCCCTACACGTCAGAGATGAATTGATTGAGGAAAAGATAAACCAAGAACGAATGAATGATGCGTTACGATACGCTGAAAACCCAGCGGCCGTCGCCCGAGACGTTGAAAATTGGGTAAATAGCGAAATAGCCTGTATCAGTGGGTTGATCGGCTCGGCCATTGAAGATCAAATTTTAAAGCCCGCTGGGTCCCCAAAAGAAATTAATAAATTAGTAACCCGAGGAATAGTCAACCCCCCTCTACGATTTAGTTTTAAAAAGGGTGCCAATAGCAATTTGTGGGCACTCTGGAAAAAACAAATTCAATTGATGTTGATAGCATTTATTAAGCAGCTAATTTTAGGTGTTTTAAAAGATGTATTCAAAGCAGCTTTGGGCTGCGGACCCGAAGATCCCTTCAATGCTGCTACCGGCTTGACTGATTCCCGTAAGGGGTCCAACTATGGTCGTATTATGTTGAATGACTTGATTAGAGGCGTTGACATAGTAGAGATAGCGACTGACTTGAATTTGCTCAATAAGACAGTTTCTTATAATGAAGAAAAAGAACGAAGGATTACTACTTCTGCCCCCCGACAAGAACAAATACTCCAGCTTCATCGGGATGTATCAACCATAGTCACACCTACCGAGTTAGGGCAGCTTTTAGATGGCACTGCCTCTGAGCTTCTTATCAACACTATAGACGAAATGATAAATGCTGGAGAGGTTGATACTCAAGCCTTGTTTGCCGAGCGACCCCAGATAGAGTGGGACGATAAGATTGTTGTAAGCATGTATCAAGAGTCTCTGCGACCCCGCACCGGAGCCGAACCACCTGATAATGAGCCGGATATAAGATACGCTATTTTGGGGTTTGAAAAAGATAATATTGTAAATTATTTTCGGGAACTAGGGAACCAAATCTCTCAAGCCGCACGAGACGCCCTATATGGGAACGACCCTATCACTGCGGTAGAATCTTATTGTGACGATCGTGAAGCAACACCCCCCGACCTTCGATGGGAATTTGACCTGTCAGATGAACAAAAACAACAACAAGCTCAGGAAGTCATAGATGCTAAAAGGTGGGAACTGATTAGCTTATGCTCTATGTTGGAAGGAAAATTTAATTTCCAATTGGAGCTTGAAGACTTTTTAGATAATATACCCAATGCCGGCATATACGACGCCATTCTTCGATGGATAGCTGCTCTTAGTAATGCGGCTATGGAAGGACTTATGAGTCTCTTTACTGAGGATCCAGTCGTCGAGCCGCCACGGGGAACCGTCTTGTTAGAAACTCCAATGGGGCGAGCGTTAGATCAACAGCAGAATGCAATTAATTTATGGTTTACCCCTTTTCCTATAGTTCCAGACATTACCCTTGCTGATCCCCAAGTTGAAAGGTTCTATAAGACAGCCAATCAATCAATCAGATATGGTGATGTAACTCTAGAAGATGGACGCCAAGCTCCGGAGACCAGCGGACCTCAAATTCGAGAAAAAGATGTTTACTTAGAACTTACCGGGGATCAATATAAAATAGTATTACAAAGGACTGGAATAAGGGTGGAACAGGAACCCGACTACCGAACTGTTTTGGTTCGTAATAACATGGCAGAAAGAAACAATGAAAATGGGTACTCTCTTATACTCGACCCAGGGCTTATAAGTAAACTGCCCAATCTCATGGACGACACGCAGCTTTATAATACGACATTTAGGACAAAACAAGGACAAATAGTGCCGGCGTCAAATAATAGAGAAACAATTTATGAAATAATTTCAGATTTTTATTTTACGCCCCTAGCAAGAACAAGGCTACCTGCCTATATTACATCTTTTGTTACTCCCTATTTTCTGGCAAACGATGATGATTGTATCACTACCCAAGAAGAGGCGATTGCTAAAGCTTTCATGACAAGTATTGAATCTAGAGTATCTAAGTTTTTCTTGAATGTGGGTCCTTTACTTAGAGTGTATTCTTATTGGGGTACGACAGATACTGTGACGGCTATTTCAACCTATATGCTCAACAAGATAACGGAAGAGTTGAAGGAAAAGGGTTTGTACGGGGCATATATTCAAAATGTAGATACAGTGTTGGAAGTGTTTGGGCTAAAAGATGAGCAGGCTTATTCTCGGGCTACTAATTCGCTTGGATCTTTCAATAATGAAAAGATTTTATTTGGCGCAGACCTCAACGCAACTCAAAAATTCTATGAAATAATAAAGCAATCAATAATTTTAGTTATCAATCGTGTCGGCATGAGCGGAAACACGACCGAGAATTTTTATGATGATCAGAGAGCTTATCGTGCTATGGGGTCTCTGATGTTACAGCAGCTTAAAGAAGACATTCTGATATATTTAGGGTCCATTAATCCTCAAGATTATAAACGGGGTAATCCACCATACCCACCTAGGACAAATGGATTTGATCCTACTGAAGAACAAATAACTTATATACTAGGTCCCGATAGACACAATTTTGCTGCGATAATGGCCCACGAGCCAGAAGATTGGTATAGGCATGATGTTCAATATTATTTACCTGTTCCTCTTTTAACTGCCATGCATATCATATATTTTGATACCCAAGTAGATTTAACCACTCGATACCCCAAATATGAGTATGAAACTAATTCTCGTATTGGCATAGCTGACGATGCGTTTTTGTTGGCCATCAACCCCACCTCATTGCCCAGGTTTGCGGTACCTTATACTGGGTTCCCAACTACGGCATTGGGAGAGACCTTTTATTCTATGGGACAAATGGAGCGCCGCTCGGCTCGTGAGGACAGAGAATGCGACCAGTCCAATGCCGACCTGAGACGACTAGATGAGATACTAGAACGAATGGAAGATAAAAAAGCTTCCATTATAGAAAAAATGAACGCTGCGACTGAGCCAGACGGGATATATACTGCGGCAGGAAGAGGATCCAGTATATGGCCTGACGCAGCCATGGCAACCTATGCTTGGGCTAATTTTCAAATGGCGAACCCTTACGGATCCGCTGCCCTCGGCGCTGCCTGGGGTGTTCTTGCCCTCAGTTCAGTCGCAGATACTGATTTTTGGGGCAATCAAGAGGGGGCAGATCCGGTCAATCGTAACATTAGATACCTCGCAGGATATTGGAACTGGATAAAAAGAAGAATAAAGTATGGCGGCGAGTGGGGAAGTCCCGAATGGATAGGGCTTGATTTCCAACATATATTAACCACGTCATATAGCGATAACCTTTTAGACAAACCTGTTGTAAAATGGGCAGGCCTGGGTGCTGACGGCGGCATCGGTTTATTCGTGGGGTGGTTTGCTTCACAACACTTGGAATCGGATGATTCAAAGACAAGAATTAGGGCTTTACTTGATTTGATTACAAGTCTAGAAGGAGAGTACCAAGAATATCTAGAACTAGTAAGGGCCCTTATAAAAGAAGGTTTTGCCCAAATCTCAGCGGACCACTGGATAGACACACACCCAGACTGGCTCGTGGATACAGAAAATTATGAATTTGAAATAGAAGTAGGTGGACAAACTTATACAACTAATGTTCCCTATGATGAAGAAAACCTAGGAAACAACGCCAAGCCTAAACTTCCTCTACGGTCTCGTTATATTTCGGAATGTACAGAAGCAGAATTGTTGAGAGAGTTGATAATTAATATAAAAGAACAGCAACGCATATTCGCTGAAACAAGAAACAGTCTCAGGTAGGAGGACAGCATGAGCAAAATGGAAGGAATAGGAGTTAGGTTGCCGCTCTCATATAGTAGTGAGGACGGACCCTATGCCCTGACTAAGGCATTGGGCGAAAACGTTAAACAAAACTTTAAAAACCTCCTCTTAACAGTTCGTGGGGAACGTATTATGTTACCGGAGTTCGGTGTTGGTCTTTATGAAATGCTTTTCGAGCCAATGGCAGGCAAGACCTATCAAGAAATAACTACCAGAATTTACGAGCAAACAGAGAAATATATGTCCTTCATTAATATCTTGGCGGTTCGGTTTGAAACTTCAGACACCGATTCCTTATTGGCTGCTAATGAAGTCAAGGTATCGATTCACTATAATATTGGTAGTTTGAACTTACAAGACACCTTACAAATTACTTCCGCAGGTGACTAATTAAGAATAACAATCCGGTGGAAATTTAAAACATGTCTAAACGACCCATTAATTATACTAGTAGAGATTTCGAGAGTATCAAAAATGATTTGGTGAATTATGCCAAACGATACTATCCCACAACCTTTAAAGATTTCAATGAAGCATCCTTTGGTTCTCTGGTCTTGGATATGGTTTCTTATGTAGGAGATCAGCTATCTTTTTATACTGATTATCAAGCAAACGAAAGCTTTTTGGATAGCGCAATTGAATTTTCTAATATTTCCCGACTGGCCCAGCAACTAGGGTATAAACAGCCCGGCTCCGCTACATCTACAGGGATTTGCTCGTTTTATATAACGGTACCGGCTAACGCCACTTCTCGTGGGCCAGACTTGTCTTATTTTCCTATTTTACAGCGAGGAACTATCCTCACCTCAAATGGGGGATCTAGTTTTACTCTTGTGGAGAATGTTGATTTTGCCAAAAGCTCCAACGAGGTCACTGTCGCTGCGGTAGACCCGACCACTGGTGTTCCTTTGTCTTTTGCGGTAAAAGCCTATGGGCAAGTAATATCCGGAAAACAATTCCAAACAAATGTTCAGATAGGAAATTATCAAAGATTCCGACGAGTCCCGGTTGGAGCCAATAATATTTCTGAAATATTGTCAGTGAAAGACTCTCAAGGAAACGAATATTACGAGGTAAATTATCTCACAGAGGACGTAGTTTATAAGGAACAAGCAAACTTTAATTCAGATATGACGGCGACCCCTTATGTACTCACAGCTACGCCTGTCCCACGAAGGTTTACGGTTGAGCACGATGTCGCTGGAAACACCACTTTACAATTTGGATATGGCTCTGCCGACAACCTTACGGGCGACTTAATAGCCGACCCTTCGGATGTTGTCTTAAGAACCACAGGAAGAAAATATATAGCGGATGAAACTTTCGACCCATCGGATTTAATAACTTCCGATAAGTTTGGAGTCGTGCCCGTTAACACTACTCTTACTATTGACTATGCCGCCAATGACGTGGAGAATGTAAACGCACCCGTCAATACCGTAGTTACCGTCACGTTCCCAAAATTCACATTTAAAAACCAGGGAAATTTATCCGCAACTCAAGTTTCTCTGGTCGAGGACTCACTAGAGGTGGATAATGAAAACCCGATCCTCGGGGATACCAGCACCCTCACAGCCGACGAAATCCGAACCCGAGCCTATGCCACTTTTGCTACTCAAAATAGAGCCGTCACCCGAAATGATTATATTAACTTGTGCTATCGAATGCCGTCAAAGTTCGGCAAACTGAAGAGAGTAAATGTTATTCAAGACCCTGGTTCATATAAAAGAAATTTGAATATTTATACCCTATGCGAGAACACATCAGGCAATTTTACAACCCCCAATACCACCTTACGAAACAACCTCAAGATATGGCTTAACCGCTACCGTATGGTGAATGATACTATCGATATTTTGGACGGAAAAGTTATTAATTTAGGGATAAACTTTGAAATCTTGGCAGACTTGGATGTAAACCGGTATAAAGTACTTCAAGATTGTGTACAATATCTTAAGAATAATTATCTCAATATTAAGCGTGACATCGGAGAAGCAATCTATATCTCGGAAATATATAAATTGCTCAACGATGTTCCGGGAGTCACGGACACCATCCATGTAGAATTCGAAAATAAATCAGGTGGTGTTTATAGCGACTATGTATTTGATGTGCGGTCTAACTTGTCCGATGATGGCCGATATATAATTATCCCACCCGACTCAGTAGGGGAAATACTACTTCCCGATGTGGACGTAAAAGGAGTGGTTAAATAATGGCTATCAAGAGATATTACGCCAATATTGATAACACCATAACAAACGCTTTCAAGGGCAGCCTTGTGACTCGGGGTACTGGTTCTAATATGGGTGCTGCCGATATTTTAGAGACATTTGTAATACACGGTCAAACTTCGGCATCTATTAGTGCTGCTAATGCAGAACAATCACGGGTTCTAATTCATTTTCCGGTAGACACTATTTTATCTGATATTACTGCCGGGTCGGTTCCCTCTTCTAGTGTTTCGTATACCTTAAAAATGTTCAACGCCCCACATGCTGGCACCACCCCACTGAGCTATAGCTTAGATGTTGCCATAGCTAAATCAGAGTGGATAGAGGGACGTGGATTAGATATGGACAATTATACTGATCTAGGGGCATCGAACTGGGGACAACGAAAGACCAATGTTGCGTGGACTACTGAGGGCGGAGACTACTATCGAGATTCCGATTTTACCAACGTACCACGCTCCGCCAGCTATTTCTTTTCAGGCGGGGTAGAAGACCTTACCGTGAACATAGATTTTGCCATGGACCGATGGCGTGCTGGGGCTGTGAACAATTACGGATTTCTGATTAAAAACAGCGATAAAGTTATTTCAGGATCACTTGGGAGCTTTTATACCAAGAAGTTCTTTGGAAGAACGAGCGAATACTTTCTCAAGAGGCCTTACATCCAGGCAGAATGGGATAGTAGTCGCCAAGATAATCGAGGCAATTTTGCTGTAAGTAGTAGCTTGCTTACTGGCGAGGACAATCTTAACACCCTTTATCTTTACAATGTCATCAACGGGCAACTAAAGAATATACCTCATTTAGCTAAAAATTATTTGAGGGTAGCAGTTTATTCAGCACTGTCTGGAGCCGCTATTCCTGGCTTAATTGTTGATGGTAACAACAACACCGTTACCTATGTTACCGGAGGATTGTTAAACGAATTTGGCACCGATATAACCGGAATTTATACAGCCTCTTTTGCGTGTACGGGAACTCAGGACGTTTTGTATGATGTGTGGTATACTGGATCAGTTGGTCCTGATTTCTCGTCTAACCCCGTTCAGTACTTTACGGGATCTTACGAGCCTCAAGTGCTTACCGCCTCTCCTTTAATTTACGAAGATAAAAAAGTTACCACCATTGCTAATCTAGAGCCCACTTACCGCCAAGGGCAGCAACCTCGCCTCCGAGCGTTTATCAGGAAATATGATTGGAACCCTAATATTTATAATGTCGCAGTGGGCACTATTAAGCCGCAGATTATTGAGGAGGCTTACTATAGGGTTTTTCGGACCATCGACCGGCAAGATGTAATAAGTTTTGGCACCGGTAGCAGTAACGCTACTAAAATGTCATTCGACGTCAGTGGTAACTATTTTGATCTTGATACTTCTTACCTTGACAAGGGATATTCTTATGGTATACAGTTCGCCTATAAATTAAACGGACAATATAAAGTCCAGCCAGATATATTTAAGTTCCGGATAAGCGAAGAAGAACCATGACCATTAAGAGGTTATTTGAGAAAAATAAACAGACAACGGTAGTTAGCAAATATCTGAAGAGCACAGATGTTAGCAGCCCAGGACCAGGGATTGAGTCAGCAGGGCATCTCTCCGAAAGCATACGGAAAAACTACACATTTATTCCTCCTGTAGATTATTCTAACCCGGAAAATTTTGCCAAATTTGGTTCTGCTGAGAAATACTATAAAGATTCTTTTGAATATATCAAGGGGTACTATCCATATGATGGGTCCGCTTATGAAAAGCTTAAGTTTTATAACGACTTAAACCTTTTTGAACAATATATTTATGATAAGCAATATCCCAAGTCCACAGGGTATGTCACCGTCGGGGCCAACTCTGCCGCCGAGATTTCAACTCCGGGAATTAACGGCTATGCCATATCATCTAACCCTGAATATATTAATGTAAAGGGCGGACCTCATAAGACAACCATTTATAGCGTACCTCAAGATAGGACAAACAATCTAGAGTTTGGCGGACCAAGTGGATCTTCAGTAGAATTTTTCTTCAAGAAGGATTCGATCACAAATACCTCCACCTCTTCTGACCGTCAGGTTATTATGGATTTATGGAATGGCATTACGGCTAGTTCAGATTCGTATGGACGTTTTCAAATCTATATTTCAGCAAGCAACGGGGGAGCCCAGGACCGGTTTTATGTAACTCTTCAGTCAGGCTCCTCGTCCCCAGCTTACTTTTCTACTCCAGTTCCGACAACTGGTGGGCTTGATTTGTCCAGCGGTAGTTGGCATCATTATGCGTTTACATTCGACACAAGCCTAAAACAGCCGGAACTTGATTTTTATGTAGACGGAATCTGCTTTGAGAGGTCCATCACTGCCGGCGCTGAGATCGGATTGGTCACAGGTTCACTCCGGGCTAATTTGGGGGCGCTTGTTACATCCTCAACCACTTATGCCGTCGTAGATCAATTCGGTGCCCCTTCAGACCAGGCGGGACAGGGTAAACTATCTGCTTCCTTAGATGAATTTAGATTTTGGAAAACAGCCCGCACCGCCGAAGATATCGGCAGGTATTGGTTTTCTCATGTTGACGGAGGGACAAACAAACACGATGCCAATGTAGCCTTGGGCTTATATTATAAATTTAACGAAGGTATTACGGGCACGGGCAGCGCCGATAAGGTGGTATTAGATTATTCGGGACGGATCTCTAATGGTTTGTTTACCGGCTATAATGGTGCTCTGACTCGAAATACTGCTTCCGCCATTGACTCAATGTCCCTAATCTCCAAAAGAGAAGTAAAGGACCCTGCCGTCCGTCAAACCATTCAATATGTTTACAATAAAGACTCATTAGTAAGCCTCGGAAACTATTACGATCTTAATAATTCCGCTGGGTTGATAAACACCTTCCCTAAGTGGATCAGAGAAGAGGACGAAGAAAACTCCAAGGAACTAGAAGACTTAGTTCAGGTAGTATCTAACTATTTTGATGTCTTACATGCCCAAATTGGGGCAGTTTCTAAAATTCGCAACACCTCCTATCCCAGCGGGAGCGAGACAGGAAGTTTAAATGAATTTCCCTACAACGACAGACTACTGGAAACATTAGGTACGGAGGCACCAGAATTATTTGAAAACATTGGCACGCTGGCACAATATGCCCAGCGAGACGAACAAATTAATTTTGACCAGGCGCTGTTCTCTATTAAGAACTCCATCTACAAGAACATCTATAATAATCTTGTCTATATTTATAAATCCAAAGGCACTGAGAAAGCTATTCGGAATTTTATTCGCTGTTTGGGGGTCGGAGAAAATATTATAGCGGTAAATATTTACCCGAGCAACGAAGACTACATCCTTCGTAATAATTATCTAGATGGAGTAAGTGCTAAGAAATATATTGATACTTCCGGATTACGCCACAAACAGGATGCCTACGGTACGATATACCAATACTATGATTCAAGAAACCCAGGCTCCTCTTTCGGGTTAATCTCCGGGTCGTCACCAACAGGTAGTCACGAAACCACTTTTGATGAATTTGCCTTTACACTAGAGGCAGAAGTAGTATTCCCAGACAAATCAAACAAAGATATGCTATCCTATGAGGTACCATCACTGGTTTCTGCGTCGCTTTTTGGCTTCCATACCCCACAGTTTAATTCTCCCACTTCAACAGCATTACAGTGGGCTACACAATATATGGACTTTGGGTTGAAGGTCCAGGCCGTGCGAAGCCCCAGCACATATGCGGAAATAGTCTCCCCGGACAGTCATGTAAAAGATGTGTATTTCGCAGTTTATGATAGAAACGATGCCCTGCTTTTGACAAGTAGCATTTTCCAGGGAGTGTATGAGAATGAAAAATGGAACCTCGCTTTAAGTGTTAAAGCTCCTAAGTATCCCTTTGCTCAAAAGGTACTGGGAACCACCATTAGCGATGGATCTTCTACACCATCTAGTTCTTATGCCCTTGAACTTTGTGGGTACAATTACAACACAGGGTTGTTGAGAAACAGCTTTTCTGTTAAGAAGAGTGTAAGTTATATCTCCGGCTCCCAATATTTAAATTTGGCAAAAAGAATTTATGCTGGCTCAGAAAGGACTGATTTTACTGGATCGGCAATCGCACCAACCGATGTGAGGATTTCTAGTGTTCGCTATTGGACGGATTATCTTCCCACGGGAACGATAGATCTTCACGCCAAAGAGACAGATAGCTTTGGCAGACTGAACCCTTATAGGAACGCTTACGGGTTTCAAAACAAGGCCCCTGGGGTATTTATCCCAGAAATTGAAACGCTGGCACTAAACTGGGATTTCAATAATGTAACCGGAAGTAATGCGTCCGGGAAATTTTGGGTAGACGATTTTTCTTCTGGATCTAACTCAACACAGTACCTCAACAACTACCAGGGAGATGACTTCTCTAGTCTAAATCTGCGCCAGCACACCGGACGAGGAGATTTTTTCGAGGCTAGTTCTGAGCCCGCTATCAAACAGTATACATTTTCTCAAAAACTTCAGGTGCCCGAATATGCTGCCAGCAGCGATATGGTCAACATTGTTGTATCTGATGACGAAAGATTTAATCGCAATATGCGCCCAATTTCGTATTTCTATGCGGTAGAAAAGAGTCTTTACAAGAGCCTATCAGAAAGGATGCTTCAGCTTTTTGCTTCCATGGAGGAAATGAATAATCTTATCGGCGAGCCCGTATATAAGTACCGTCAAGATTATAAGTCTCTTGAAAAGATGAGAGAAATATTCTTTCGCAACTCTGATACAAATATTATCGATTTTGAAAAATACGTTAAGTTTTACAAATGGATAGATACTTCAATGTCGGAGTTGGTTGAGCAGCTTTTTCCCGCATCAGCAAGGTTTGCTAAAAATATAAGAACAGTGGTAGAAAACCATATTCTAGAAAGACCTAAGGTCAAATATGGATACCCAGGTAAATTTCGACGGAATGTTCCTAGCCCGGTAGCTACCATCACCAATACTGATAGTCTATGCCCCGATATTCCCGGCTGGAAATATTCTCACGCTCCATTGCCGACTCCTGCCGGAGTCCAAGATGAGGCTGAGAATTGTTGGTGGTGGCGAACCCGTGCCAACAGGTCTAATATAAATATTTCATCTTCAGTGTGGGGCGTCAATGCCGATAAGACTTCTATTTTATCTGCGGTCCAATCTCTTCACACCTCTAGTAATGTTTACTGTTTTAGTGGTGAATTTAGTACTCCTATTGTGGGCGGCATAAACCAATATCTTAATAAAATTAGAAATGTAAAAGATGTTGTTTATACCGATTTTACATTCGACCAAGAGGTGTGTAATGATGCCCTTAAGCCACCAGAACTCCAAAAGAAGTGGGTATCTTTCAAGGCGTCTGATGGATATCAGTCCTATAAAGGTCAGCGCCTTTCTCCATTTACTGCTCTCTCTTCCTCCCAGGCAACAGCGGGGATTGTAGACGATTACAAAGCCGCTCTAGTGTCTCACGACATCACAAACGTAGCTTTAACTAATATGCATGAGGACAGTATTCATCCTGTTGAGTACAGTATTCCGATGCAAGGTCCGTTTACCCAGCAGCACGTCGGCGGAATTCAGGCACGCCATGTCAACCCCATGAGGAAACTTATGGCAACCTCTCCTCGGATCCGAGGACCTCGGAAGGAGTCTCACACTCTAACCCTAGCAACTTCTCAGATTTCACTCAATCGGATCACTACCGGGATTATACCTAAAGGCAATTACCTGAGAGGATTGGCTTCAAAGTCTCCCGTTAATATTTCGAACATTCCGACATTCACTGGCTCGATAGAAGCATGGGAAGGTGCTCTTCCAATTGGTAATTTCACTGAAAATTATGAAGTCATCGAGGGCGGCGATCGCACCCTGGCCAATGTAGACTTTATCTATAATACGGCTGACTATTCTCTAGACTCGTCAGCTTTGCCAACAACTGGATCCGCAATGCCCACAGTATTTGTGACTCCTCCTTCTTCTCGGACGCTCCTGTCTACATCCCCATCTGGCTCAGGAATTTATGGTGCCTTTATATACGAATCCCCTCGCCAAAAAGCTAACCGGCGTATTACCAAAAGCATAATAGCTAACCAATTTGCCGCCCCCGGCAGCCCACAAGATTCCAGCCAACAGGCACGGGATATTCCTTCGGACCAATTTTCTCCCAATAATGCTCTGCCATTTCGTAACGAAGCAGTCAGGCGAATTGGAAACTTGACCAATAGATCAATGGGACAATCCCTAGGTGGTGGTGCGGGGATTCACGGATATTTGAAAATATACACGGGATGGGGAGGATTCCAGCAAAACCTTGTAGATTCAGTCGTCGGTGGTTCTACCGATGAATTTAATTATGCTACCTCTTTATATGGTGCTGATGCGTTGGCTCATTTTAATGCCGGGAAAGAATCTCCCATCGTTGTGCTCCCGATTAGTCAGCCCAATATAATAAATGCTAGCCATGGCAACGGCTTTTATAGATTTTCTCCTAAAATGCCACCTGGAGGCGGTTCGCCCGGCGGCGGCGGTCTTGCGGCTTTACATAAAACACAAAGAAACACCACATTAAGAAGAGAAATATATTATGAGGTTGGTTACCCTCCCCTTGACCCTTGGGTATATAAAACAGGATCGATAAGGGACAATGGGTTTGTTACTAGACCCATTCCCGCAGCCGATAATATGTTGTGGGTATGGGCATTATCCGGCAGTGATAATCCCAGTTACCAAAGATATCTTTTATCAGGGACACAGCTACCCCCTAATATGACGACGTATACCAGCAGTCTTGGTATTTCTCCATACTTAGGGACGAGCGCCTTTACGGGAAGTGCCGGCTCAGTAAGATACCTTTGGGCTAGGCAGCCATTTTATTCACCGTTTTCCCAACTTAGGAGCGGCGAGATAAAGCCTGCTCGAAATTTAAATAAGAATCTCATGTACCGCCTCCCGCTTATTTCTCGCAGACTACGCCCGGATGAAAATCCTGACAACGGGGGGATAGTAATATCGACCGGGGGGAAAAGCAGCACCTATATAAACCGCACAGGTATATCTATAACTAACCGTTTTTCTAATGCTTATAAAGAAACCCCTATCACATCTAGATACAAGCCGCTAAGGACCTTCATAAAAACTAGCCCAGGCTCTGCCGCCCGCACTGAGTATGAGCCCCGAAATCAGATTAATACAACGGTTAAATATTCTTATGGCAATGTTCTCATGGGCTTTGCTAATCGACCTCTTAACCAACATTACCGTCGTTGGAAGTGGTATCGAGGAAAGATAAAGAGACCCTATGAGATAATCCGAGACAATTATGTTCAAGGTGTGGCTTCGCAAGTGGACGGCGTTAACATCGTCCAATTAAACAGTTATTCGGAAACAATATACCCGCAAGAAATATATACCTATTTCTCGGAATCCCGAGCCCGTCTGAACTTCACAATAGGATTTTGGAAAGATGACGTCAATATTAATGCCACCAGTGCGATGGCATCAATGGCGACATTTACTGCGGTGACAGATTTATCCTCTGAGGTAAATCAACGTCAAGTAAGTCGAAACGCTAATCGCTGGAAGTCTGCTTTTGAAACTTCGCAGGGCTATACACTGAAGAACGTGGACCAACAGCCATATGCCAGCGTACCACCTACGGGCGACGGTACGGGCTCCATTTGGCCATTGGATAGCTGGATTTTTTCGGAGTTCAACACTCAAGATGGGTTTTACCTCTCTGAGGACTTGGCCGGCGCAGCGGCGGCACTTCCCTGTGGTGAACTTCTCTTAACACATTATGGGACGGCTTATAATGCTGGTGCCACACTTGTTTCACCTCAATACGTCACTAAGGCTAACACGGTTAGTAGTCAATATGTTTATAATGCGCCATCTCGCTTTATAAACGCCGGCAAAGGTTATGATTTTTCCCCTGCCATTTTAGCTCCGGGCGGTCCATTGACTCGTCCTTTTTGGTCGGCTGCCCGGTCTCGTGTTAGCATATATGGGGACACTTTAAATAAGCAATACCCGTTTTATAATTCTTACGAGGATTTTCACGAAGACACTAGATTGGCAGGGCAAGAATATACCATCGTACCTGAATTTAGAGTGAGTGAACATTATCCCACTTATTTGGAGAATATTGATCCCCTTAATCGAGTAACTACCACACTCTCTCTCACCGGAGCCAACCACGATAATTATAATAGCTCTTTCAATGATTTTTATAATCGTTATGTTTATACTGATTATGTGGAGAATCTTGAGGACTTTATGGCGGAAGGTGGAATTGATCTTCTGTTTAATAAGTACCCAAAACATTTTGAGCTTAGTTCCGATGCGCTGATCAAGTTTTTACCGTATGACGGCTTCTATCCTCAGGATAGATCCCTTCAGATTTCTACTCTTTTCTCCTCTTCTTATAGTGGCGCTGCTACTTATGGTGGAGCATCTGGAAGTTCGCCAATGCGCTGGCGTACTTTATTGCGACCATTTTTTGCGCCTGGTATTCTTTATAATTCCATCAAGTCGGGTATATCAGTAGATTATCCCGTTTTGAGAGATGGTATTCAGAGCCAGACCATTTACCCCATCCCAGCCACACAGCCACTTTCTGGACTTAAGAGTGGGTCTTACAGTTCGGCAGTCCCAGCGGCTAATATTCCAGGGAATACGAGACGCCCGTCTTCAACTGACGATGGCGGCGGATGGAACTTCGCAGATAACCTGACAGGCAGCGATTTAGCAACGTTTTGGTGGTCCCAGAGATTCCCCTTCGAGGCAATACTTAACCCTGACGAATATCTTAAGCGTACTGATAATGCTGATATTATCCTATCTGATGTTAACATGTATCTCTACAACGATGTTACCGGCTCTGTCAAAGAGGGTGGCAACGATACTTTATATCGCAATGCTATCTCTAACTTTCTAGGGGCTACTCCCAAATTCTTCTTAAAGAAAAAGAAGACGGCGAACGCTGAACCTGGCTTTATGACCAAATTCGTTTCCAAATTTGGGAACCCAAAGAATTTCACAGGCGACGGATCAGATCTACAAGGGGGAGTGAATGTCGTACAGGTGAGGGAAAATATTGCCTATATGATGGAGGTGGGACTTCAAAAGACATCAAACATGAACCTCTATAACAACCCCTATGCTTTTGGTGTGCCTACAGCCACCGGCTCGACAACGACAACATGGACCGGGTATAATATCGCCACTGATGATTCCACTTCGACCGGCGAACGCCCAAAAGAAGCTGAGTGGCCACATCACCGAGGCGAGTTTGCCCCCTTTACACCCCCTTATTATTATGGTCCCAGCCTGGCACGGTTTACCTATATTCCGCAAGCCGGAGTGACTGAAGTAACGCTGGAAGAGATTTTGGACCAGAGTTATGTAGAATTTATAAATGAGAGCGGAAGTTATTATGACTTCTCTTCGGGGTCGTTTTGGTGCCCCGACGCAGGTGCGTATGTCTCCACCACTGCTACTCCCAAATACGAATGGAACCGAGCATGGCAAAACCGTATGGATATCGACCGGTCCATTGTAATTAATAATATCTTCCCCACTGACAACGGCACCTATCGAACACTAAATCCCAACAAGTGGGTGATTATGCCTAAGTGGGAATGTCCAATCTTAGATCATCGAAACACTTCAACTTCTGCCACAGGAGAGTGGAACTTTTCGTCCTCCGTCGCCGTCGGAGAATATAATTCGCAGACTTATGGAATGTGGCACTCTTCGGGTAGAAAACCCAAAGATGGCGAGGGAATTTATATGTTCTTGCGAGATATCTCCAAAAAGGATTTAGATTATCGCCTAGTCGGGGACCCAAGCCAAGCTGCTCCCAGTGCCTGCACTGGTCGTTATCGCTATTGTTCCAAAATTCCTAAATATGTATATGAAAAGTTGGGGAATAGTCCTCGTATTGAATCATTGGCAAGTTTGGTTGGATTTGATGAGAGTGAAATTATGAGGGGTGGCTGGGATCCTCGCCGAGCCAAAAAACTAGGAGAACTTCAGGACGACGGACCCGAACAGAAGATTTTTTCAGAAGGCGTTGTAGCCATCCCGTTCTATCGAGATAAAGATAATATTGTACGAGTTATGACTCTGAGGGGAGATTACGCTACTCTTGGCCCCAAGGTTAAAGAGTTCCGCCGGTCCTTTACCAAATATTCTTTCCCGCCGGGAATAATGACCAGACTTAAACCTATGGTTCCCACAGGTTATCCCGACATCCCGGAGATTATCAACCCCTTTGGTCCTGATACATTTGATACTTTAGATAATGCTCCCGACCCAGAAAGCAGATATGCGGTTCCTGTGATCTATCTTATGGAACATGTCGTAGCTTTTTCCGAGCAAGATCTAGCGGACATCTGGCAAGGCATCATGCCCAACTCTTCTACCCGAGTACAAAAAAGCTTGGTGGGGATAGATCATTATATGCCGGCTGAAGAAACCGAGGGGGTCGGCGCAAATGTATTTCCCGAGGTATTTAAGGCACAGGAATTGCTCGGTGTTCCACAAACCGGTGTACCCCGTCATGATCTTTTAGATACTACATTCACAAAAAACGGATTCAATCCAGAGATTCGATGGATGGTGTTCAAAGTTAAAGAACGAGGAACCCGAAGTTATACTCAACTTATTCAAGAAGAGGTAGAGGGCATAGAGAACTTGACGTTTGATGCGATAGTTCGAGAGGCGTCTTCTCGACTCGGGGTAGGGGCTGAACAATTGGAAAGCTATCGCCGCACTTGGGAAGAAACAAAATATCATTTAGACCATTTGCCTGGTTATAACTGGCCTTATGATTATTGCTCTTTGACTGAGATGGTGAAAATAAATACTAAGGTAGGCTTCCGTCCCGATCTAGATAGAGAACTCGCTGACCAACGCCGACCACTGCCCGAGCTACCGGGTGAGGGTTATATTTTCACGCCGCCGCCCCCTGGACCCTCTTTGGATAATCTCACTGCTGGTATCGGACTTCAATTCCGACCGTCCGGATAAAGAATATTGATTAGGACGATAGTTATAGTATGGTAAAGTTTTTTAACCAAAAAGAAGATGTCATAGATATTCAATTAACTCCGTATGGGAAAAAGAAATTTTCCCAAGGTAGGTTTAACCCTTCCTATTACGGAGTATATGATAGTGATATCATTTATGATTCTGGGTATGCTGGAATTTACGGAGAGATCCAGAACCAAATTGTCCCTCGAATCAAAGAGGGCACGCCACGTCTCAGGGTCCAATCAAACTTTACTGCCTCTTATGCCGAAGAAAAGGCAGTTGACATAGGAGAGTACCAGTTTTCCAATCTTACCCCAGCTAACTCTCAATTTTTTAGGTTCTTGGGAAGAAATAGCCCCTGGTCGGATTATGCGCCATCGTGGCTAATCAACAATATAGAGGACAGTGCTGGGTTCGCCGGTAACTATGAGTTCAAGTCTAATTTGGTTATTCCGGTATTCACGGCATCGCTGGAGACAGTATATAACGAGACAAGCATTGTTTATCAAGATGATAACGGTGTGGATAAGGTTTATACTGAATATTCTTTACAGAGTAATGAACGCCTCTTGCTGGATATTTTGGAGCTTAATACTATCTTTAAGGGTAATGGGAATTACGAGATAGAAGTTTTCCGTAGAATGCCGGGACAAGAAGATAACCTCATTCCTCTCAAATTTTTAAATGACGGATCTTTTGCCGGCAGCCTCCGGCAGACTGCCCATGAGGCTGGACTTGAAGGCAATTTAAGGGGAACCGATCCCGCAATAGGTGAAGCCTTTCCAGACCTGACTCCTGAATATGTGGAATATTTCCTATCAGTTAGGCTAGATTTGGAAATTGACGAAAAATCTAAACAAAAAGGATCAAGCTTGTATCGATCCGATTTTGAAGCAGAAATAGCTAAACTATGTGCCGACGCCGGCATTGAATTTGAGGATTAAGAATGGCCGACGATCCTATAAGAATTTGTGAAACCGACCTCATTGGTCCTGAATTTTCCGTTGAGCAGGTAAGCTTAGAAACGGCGAACCAAGGTCATTCAGATATTATAACTATTGAAGGCAGCTTTATAGAGCGAGTCACTGGACGCTCTACTTTGCGATGGTACGAAGATACAAATTATATTAACTTTTTAAACTTACGTTTAGTGGTATCTTTTAATCAAAAACAGACCGAAGGCTTATACTATATCAAAGATGTCTATAATGCTTATTTAAAGTCTAGCAAGCCTGTTTTAAGAAAGGCACCGAGGCTTGACCAGGAGGACCGAGAGGTTCCCCTATTACCGGATGAGTTAAATCGTGTTCTAGAGGGGGACTTACTATCGTCATTTACGCCCTCTATGTCTCATCTGCTTAACGAATCGGTCAGTCCTGTAAGCCCTTACTACACATCAGAACACATAGGAATAATGACTGATGACCAAGGGTTTTATTACCCTTCGGCTCACCACCATGGTTTCGCCGAGTATTCGGATCTTGTTTATTTCGATCGCCCTTTGGTTGATCTGCTTCCTTTCGACCCAAGAACAGACCAAAATATAATCAATGTTTCTCGGAGGACTGGCAACCAAGCTCAATTTATGTCCGATGCCCTAGAAGTGTCTCCAATTGTTTTACGCCTCCCAGACGCCCCACCTTTTGGGGTACCAAACGTTGTGTCGGACCACCTCAGCATACATGCGGTAGTGTATTTGGATTACCCAAGGTTTTTAGAAAGTCTCGGAGTCGAGGAGAACATGCCCCCAGACTTTTATATGCTCAATGGTGGCATGGGGCTGATCTCCTGTGTTACGGTTTTAGGGAATGGATATCAGTTTCCGGACATTGTTCTGCGGGAAGAGCCCAACCGCACGGAGACTGGAATCCGCCTTGTGCCTGAGCCGAACCTACTCACTCAGGCAACTCTAATAACAGAATCGGGGCCTAATTTTACTCCGGATAGTGACCCTATAGATTCTCCCGACCGGCGGATATTACAAGATCTCCGCTTTATAGAAGACTTAGCTCCTCAGACTATTGTTTATGATTTCTATGATACCGTGTTTAACAGTTTAAGGGGTTCATCTTTAGATTACGAATCATTTTTTGGAATCCATCGTGATGATTCTTTTTCTTCGCTTTGTCTATCTAGGGGACTAGGGGATAACGCTCGCTTTTTGTTCCACTTTGACTTAGTGGATTATTTAGCACAAAATAGTCACTTTCCAAAATTGTATAGGGATCGACTCACGGCTAGAGACCTAATAGTAGATGGGCAACTGCGGTTTACATCAGTTCCCCTAAGACGCCAACTTGTTACCAAATCTCAAGTGTTGGATTTAAACATGTATCGTCAACAAGTAGATTTTTTGGCTCAATCTGTTTCCAACGACTTGCCCACCTCAAATAGAAATAAAGTAAAGGGGCCATCCTCGACTTACCCAGAAATTGTGATTAATCCCCCTCGCCAGCTTGCGTGGGGACACGATATAAGCCTCCCAGGGGGACCGGCAAGGACCGCTGGAATTCAAACTTACGAGGGTAGTGATTTTTTTACTGATCAAGCATCGCAACGCCAACGATGGCGATACCTGCCGAATATGCCGCAGATGCCGCAGATGCCGCAGATGCCGCAGATGCCGCAGCCGCCACTGCCGCCGCCGCCGCCGCAGGTGCCGCTGGTCGGGGATAAACTTATTCAAGCCAATCCAGCAAAATACCAATACGGGGCAGAGGTTGTTGTCCAGGATGCTGCTCCTGATTACCTGAAAAAATGCTATGAGGTAGCTGAAAATTCTCGAAACATTATTTTGGGAATCTATAATATGATAGTCAATTCTGCCCCTCGGACAAACAATTATCCCCCCTTGGTGAAAGATGGCCGGGGGCTATATGATTATACTACAGGTAAGACGAAAGTCGAACTTAATCGCATCATTTATAATCCTAGTGTATCTGCTTATAATTTAAACTTTATAAGGTATGAGGGAGGCATTACGGTAGAAAAAATCCTTCAGGATCAAATCAATATCTATGTAGAACTTTTATCAAAGCTTAATATACAATTTCAAGATGATAGTCCCAACTTTATTAAATCAATTGACGGGGTAGAAATATCTCGCAGGTTCATTACCTTGGACGAAAACGGCAATCCAGTACCCGCATATAATGAACTGCGCCAGCGACTTTTTGAAGCCATTGCCGCTCCGTCAATAAACCCTCAGGTGATTCTGGAACTGTCTAAGGCGGTGGATATCCTCGCCTCTTCTTTGGAAACAGTGGTAGCGACGTATCAGAGCGACTTTAATTCCCTGGATGATACCTCTAGTAAATCCGCACTTCAGCAGGCTGCGTCCTGGGAACGAAAGATGATTTTGTTGCGCCACAAGCATTACTTTGATGAGACTTTTACCTATGGAATTAAGAACAAGTACGGATACAGTTATCTATTGGGTGGACAGTTTGACGGAGAAAACCAAGGACAAAGCAAAGGAAAGTACGGAATTGCTCGCATTACTGAAGCTTATTACCGCCGCCGCATCGCACAGGAATTTGAAAAGTACTTTATAGAGGGCAAAACTCCATCGGGACAAGTTGCTGCTGCTGCTATGGAGCCTCCCTATCTTGCGCCGTCTTATGCCTATTTTACCCCTCATACTATATTACATGGGTCCTCTCCGACAGACAAGGACTCTTTAAGTTTACAAACCTCTCCCATAGTACAACCTTCATATATCACAAATCCAGAATATGCTCAGTATGATCTCGATCAATATGCGCTACTTGGGGCAGAAATGATAAGCTATAAATACAAAATGAAATATTTAGATCGAGTTTTTTACCGTGCCGACCATGGTATTGGACAGGAAGTTTCCCCGGACGACGGATTATACAATTCTCTACTTGATTCCCTTAACGCAGAACATGAATGTAATATCGAGGCTTACGGCAAGGGAAAGAAATATTTATTGGAGATAGAAAAATTAAAACCATCCCTAAAGAAAAGGAAAAGTCCCACCACAGATATAGAGCCGGATTCCTTCACCTTCTCAGCCCAGGTGGCCATTGAGGGAGGGCTTTTGTCATCCATCACCGAGGCCGCCAGCCTCTTAAACACTCAGGGGCTCGATAACCTCAGTCTCATCAGGGGGTCACAAGGTCCGGACTCCCCTCGTTCAAAGCCCGCACCTCAACTACCTCCTATCAAGCTCTCTTTTGGCATCTTAGGAGAACTAGAACTAGATCCTAATATTTCCGGCACGTCGCTTCCTCGCTATGAGAAGGAATATTTTAACTCAATGGTTAATTTGCGTGATGCGTTTGGACTTACTCCGAATAATGTGGTAGATATGCTTAACGGTCCCCTTAGAAACTTGCCCAACCAGATAAAGTCTATGTTAATGTGTGCGACTACTGCTTCTCCGGTCGCTTTGACCGGGGACCTGACTGCCCGTAGAATTTTGTTGTTTGACAAAGATGCCCCGCAGGGGATGCCTGCCGATCAAAAAATATCTTATTACGAGTTGGGGATGCCAGATGATCCTGCTTATTCCACCACAAAAGACCCTATGAAAGTATATGCGAAGATGGTGGCTTTTTGGATGAATTACAAACAACTGTGTATAGTAGAATACTTGGATGACTTCAAAGACCTAAATAGAGGTGATCCTAATAACTTTAAGGATGGATTTATCTCTAAGTCAAAGGTTGGGCTGCCTGTTTGGCGTCGTTTAGATCAGGAAGTCTGGGTCCGCATTGGTGCGGTCGGGGACCGCATTGAAAGTGGGGGGCTACTGTGCCGCCTCCGTCCGGTAGGGCAAAAGGACATTCAAGAAACCTTAACCGAAATGGCGGAAAAGACCGCAAACGTCGAACTAATCCAGAACAAGGAACTGTTTGATCTCCCTGTTTATAACGAATATTTTATCCTAAACCCCGGTGGAAATGCTGAGGTACAACAAGGTGCTTCTCAGCCTGCGCCCCCTCGATCCCCCGCTCCCGAAAATCCTGTTCTAACTTCTACTATAGATCCTGAAATGGTCGGTTCACTCACCCAGCAGTCAGCCAATAATTTGGGAGGTCTTATCGGGGGCTCCACTGGGGGACCAACGGTTAACACCAATGTTCAGCGATTATCATCGGGTGCGTCCCGTTTATCTCAAGGAAACGCAGGAAATGATGACTCATCTAATTACTAAGAACGAGGAAATGGAGACAAAACCGTGCCAAGAATAGTACCATTCCGGAGAACATTAGAGGTTTCTCGCCTAGATAACACCCAGGATCCCTTTTCCCGCTATTTTAGCCTTATGGGTATAGACGACCCTCTTGGGGCTAATTCGCCGTATATAAAAGAGACCGAAGACTCCTTTGTGGACATACCCAACTCTGTGACCTTGGATTGGTCATGGGCTGGCTTTAATGAAGACGGCTCCCGGAAGAACCTACCTTTGGGGCGAAGCGGCGGCTGGATTTATGAGGACGCTTGGCAAGGCGCTACTCGTGACACCGCCGACCTCCTAGTTCCCGGACCAGCCCAATTACGGTGGCAGTACCCTCGCTGCGGACCCGTAGGGCTCGAATACTTTAATTTTCTTCAAGAACTTGAGGGGCTTCGTAACCTCATGTATAATCGTCTGGTAGAGTCTTTTGCCACAAATCTTGAAAATATATTACGTCATGTTGCCCCGGACGCCCTGGCCATCGAAGCCCAACTTCGACCAGGTGCAAGAACGGAGATGACCCCTGCGGGGCAGGCATTTGTAACTATATTACAAAATAGATTAAACACTATCTCAGGAAATTTGCAGACAAGATTTAACAATCAAATGTGGCCTATAAAAAATCAACGGGGGGCAATTTTGTTTCCGGCCCCTGCGATGCCTGGGCACCTGCCTCTCTTGGAAGCCCTAGAGCGAGAGATAACTATTCGAGATCTTATTGAAAATTTTGCCCAGATGACCCCCTACTTCCGGACCCCCCCAGGTGAACAGGACGGAGGAATCTTTGTAACAGCAATCCAGGCAGTTTATGATTCTATTAATCTAAGTTATCCGGACACTCCACAGCGTAACTTTTATGCCGACCTGAATATGGTCGAGTTCGATACCTATAACTTTATAACCGAGGTGCCTTGGCTCGCAGATTACTTTTCAAGCATGACTATGTTTGGATATGAGCTTGGACAAGCTCTCAACGGAAATGAAATTCAAGCTACTTCTGTCTTCGGCACCATTAATCCCGAGTATAATTTTTATGCCCCGGAATATGAGCATGTGGTGGCCAATTCCAATATTCCGGAAGCAGTGTTGCCCAATTTATATATTTATAGTTTTGCTACCGATCAGGACCTGGGCGCTCCAGAATGGCAACAATCCGGCAATGAAACTCTTAGAGGCTTTGATAGGCTAATAAAGCTGTCAGAATTCAAAGAAACTATTTTGCCGGCTTTCTCTTGTATCGAGTCAAACACCCAACAGTGCGAACAAGACCAACTGTGGCTTGATAATTATGCTGAAAATGCTAAGAACGCCTCCATTGACGTGACAAGTGAATTTGCTTCTTCTTATTATAATACTATTACACCCGCCTCCCAAATGGATATTTATTCTCGCTTCAATGCTCATAAGGAAGCTTTTCCCATGTATATTGAAATGGGGTTTCCTACATCTCCTCTGGGTTCCTTGGGGCGAGTGATTGAGTCCGCCGACGCAAGCGTTAATTTTGTCAATGGGTTGTTTAGCCCTTCGGTTCAATCGGTAAATGAGACGATGTGCTTAACTACACAAGGACTTGGTACCCGATTTAATAATCAGAGGCTAAGAAACTGGATAGAGGATTCCCCTATTTGGCTGTACTATCTCTTCGGTTCCGAACCAATGGAGACCGAACTAGCTTGGGCTGAGGGCGGAGTAGAAGATTTGATATCCTCCCAGCCTATTCAAGAGTCGTATCCTCAAGACTTAAAAATCATTGATTATGACCAGTGGCTCGCTGGTGTCAGAGAAGAGGTCGATGCCGCAATATTGTCGGACAACGAGGAGCAGAACCAACAGCGTGGGTGCTTAAGTCTGGCTGAACGGGCCCGCATCCAAGCAATTCAAAATATGATTGAAGCTGCAGCAATCACCAACACCAGAACTTATCCGGAATACCTCCAAGATAAGATATATGAGCAGGAAACTATAGCTTATAAGCTTATAAAGTGTGCCACCAACGAAGACGGCACCAAAGGAGATGTAATCCAGAATTTTTATTTCCCCAATACAAGTCGGGAAGATATCATAAGGTTTGTGGATACGCAGGTAAAATACGGCAAAAAGTATACTTTTGAATTGTATGCTTATGCTGTGGTCTACGGAACTAAATTTAGGTTCCGGGTCAACCAAAACCAAACAGACCTTGAGTTCATAACAGAAGGGGGACCCTACGGGCTTCCGATAGGTATGGTTATGAATATTGAGTCTATACCCAGTCCAAAAATTATAGAGTATCCGATTTTTACAAGTCTTCAGGGCGGATTAAAATTATATGGCTTGAGTTACGGGCCCGTATCCGTCAAGGACCGCCCTCCGATGCCTCCATCTTTCCAGATCCACCCCTACCGAGGAAATTATCGGCAAGTCTTGATTAATATCCAATCCGGCGGCGGCGAAGTTTCTCCATTTGTTGGGAACAGAGCACAGCCCTGGTATATTATCGAGCCGGAAGAAATGACCCAAGGTCCTAATAGTATCAATGAAATTCTAAGGCACCAAAGGCAATATGAAAACTATAGCTTAGTATATCCGCAAATGGAATCCTCAGACGAAGGCGCTGCGGAAGTTCAGCGTATAGAAGTATGGAGAATCGTAGAAGATGACCTGCCAAATTCTATAGCTAACCGACGAGAATTGTATCGACTTTTTGCCGGAAATCTTCATAAGGTTTTGGATACATCGGGAGATCCGGAGGTGCCCGAGGAAGAGCGTGCTCTTGGTTTTGATTTTAGAGATACCCTAGAACCTAACCGAAAGTATTACTACACTGTCCGAGCCGTAGATGTACACGGAAACCGCTCTAATCCCTCTTTAGTTTGGCAAGTTGAGCTTTTGTACCGAGATGGAATTTATATCCCAAGGATTGAATTATTTGATGTTCCATTGGTGCCAAAAACATCAACCAACAAAACGTTTGCTCGATTTTTAGAAGTTAAGGCAGCAGACATCCAGACTCAAGTGTATGAGCCATCTTTCCCCGGCGAGGACGACGAGCGTTTGCTGGGACAAAAAGGGCTCACAGAAGAACAAGTCCAAGCTAACAAATTTGTAGTGCGTGTTACCTCTTTGGATACCGCTAGAAAATTTGATATAGACCTTACCTTCACATCCAAAGATATATTGCCGGACTCTTGAGGAAAATGTCGAGTGTTATTAAAATTCAAAAATACCCGTTTACAATACTAATTAAAAATGATTCGATATTTATGAAATCAATCAACATGATAAGGGGAAAATAACGATGGCCTTTTTGGACAACACTGGCGACATTATTCTAGACGCCGTTCTTACCGATGAAGGAAGAAAGAGGCTTGCTGCGGGGGATGGCAGTTTTCGTATTGTAAAATTCGCCCTGGCAGACGACGAAATTGATTATGCTCTCTACAGAAACAATAACAATACTGCGGGGCGTCATCCTTCTGGTTCTGCCTATTATGACCTCAACATCCTTCAGACTCCTATCTTAGAAGCTTTTACAAATAACACTTCCACAATGAACTCTAGGCTCATTAGTTATCGTCGGAATGATTGGCTCTATCTTCCCGTTATTAAGTTAAACAACGAAAACAACGCAAATCGAAAGACGGCTGATAGTAATTCGACGATTCAGGCATATGCCCCCAATGGAGGGTATGTAATCACCGCAAATAAATCTTCAGCGTACCCAGACCTTAACTATACGAACACTGCGGGCATCAAAAATGGCTATGTAGGGGCTGGAGTCCCGACGGAGCAAACTCCTCTTTTGTTCGGTCAGGGTCTTGATTCAAATGATCTAACGGTAAAGATGTTATCGGACAACGACCCTCGGCGAGAGACGCAGTATGTGGTAGAATTGGATAATAGATTATTGCAGCTATTACCTGGTGATGGTCCAGAAAATCCTGCTTCTCCCTCGTTTATAGATGATGATAATATTGCCTCTTATTTCTTGTCGATCAACACGGATGATGGCTTTTTCCCAAGCGGAGACAACCCTTCATTCCCCAAATTTCATCTCGGCGAGGGTGGAACAGCAGATCGCTCCTCTGTGCTGGGAGACATTGGGACTAATACCGGACAATACGGAACCCGTTTCGGGTTTAAGCTTTTATCGTCTGACTCTATCCAGTTAAGTAGCCGACTTTTTACCGAATTGGGAAGAACTACTAGCAACAACTACGGCGCTGCTGCTGCAACCTCGGGATTTTATGTGATTGACACTGTTGTGAGAGTGACAGGATATACCACCGGCTATCGAGTAACCGTACCGTTACAAATCATTAGGATGATATAAAAAACATGGCTAATCAAACTTTTAAAACCTTGACACCGAGTTCGGACATTGTTCGGAGTCGCACCAACCTCCATGAGGCAATTCCTATAACAGGGACAATCGTTTCGGGAACTTATCACACTCTCCCTGGTGGAGTACCCACAGCACCTACTAATATTAAAAACCCTGCGCACGGCATGTTCCAGATGGTTTTTGATTATCCTTATTTGAGTTCCTCGGCTAATCATATTTTTGATATTACAAACGGATACTATACCTCCTCCGTTAATGCGGTCGCCGCTAATACGCAAGATGGGCAAAAACTTCAAATTTATAATAACATGGCGCAACAATTGGTTGGGTACAATCCAGATGGAACCATTAAGCCGTTTCCATTATCTGGTTCAACATCGTCCGGCGTAAACATGACTGATTTGTATTTCATTAACTTTGCTCGCTTGTTAAATAAAGATGAAATACAGAAAGGGACCTTTTATATGGACTTGGGTGTTGGCTCTCTTTATGACACCCAGGCTACATTATCGTCTCGACGCATTCGAGTCAAAGATGCATCGGGATCAACAACTTGGCGCACTGACTCACCGTCTGGGGAGTACGGTCTTTTATACGCTAGTGCTTCTGCTACTGTTCTCAGCCAGGACGAAACTATGCCTGTGTGTGGTTTAATTTATTATCAAGCAGGCATAGTTGCTATTACTAGTAGTCTTTTTCAAACGGGATCTAGCGTGAACGGTTACTTAAACCAGACAACGTACCCAGGGTCGGCTGTAGCTCCAGTTCCACAGCCAGTAAGCCCAGCAGCGTGGGCGGCCGGCACTCTTGGTACCCCTGCCCAGGGAGATAACTGGAATTGGTTATTTGCTAGCGCATCTATCCAAACCGCTGCCGATGCCCTCCGTCATCGTATTCATAACATCTACTTTGCTAATACGACCGAGCTTAACTCTACGATTTATTTCTGTCGTGCTAACGCCAATGAGTTTAACTACAGTAGCAATCCCACATATTTGAGTTCAAGTCAAATCCGGGTTAAAGAAGTGGCAACTGATCCGCCAATCTCTTACATTACAACTGTTGGACTTTACGGCTCTGATAACGAATTGCTGGCTTCGGCAAAACTTAGCGAACCTCTGAAGAAGACTTCATCCAATGAGTTCACTTTGCGGGTAAGACTAGACTACTAGCGGAGGTGCGTTGTGGCATACCTCCGAAAATTCGGACCTGACGACAAACTAATTAACCGTATGGAGACAAGGCCTCAATATGAGGTGCTTCTCTATCCGGGTACCCAAGGTGTGGCTGATCCCACAGTTTTAATTAATAATCGACGATTCCAGGGAGTGAATATTCCTAGCGGGACAATCAGTCTCGACGAAATGAATATTGACCGAGGATCATCAGTCGCCCACCCAGGGTCTTTAATCTATCGTTTTATAGTTAAGGACGGCACTTATCGTTCTTTTTCTTCTATAAGTACGAGCGAATTTAATTCAGCAGCCTACGGAGAAGTGCTGACGGGGAGCTTGCCCCTGACAGCAACAGTGAGCCGAGAATATATTTCTCCCATGCCGATGTCTACCTTCACTACGGATCAGGATAGTTATTTCGATACTCGCAAAAAAATGCTTGCGCTTAAGAACACTTTATACTATAATATGACTCTATCCCCTTATTATTCTGGCTCCTGGATTGACACGGGGACAGTAAACATGATTCAGATCCCTTCAATCATGTACGGGTCCAATATTCAGCAAGGTTCAGTAAGTTTGAAGTTTTACTATACTGGATCTCTTCTGGATGAAGCTAAAGATTCTAATAAGGATGGTAGGCTAATCTCCACTATGCGAGCTACGAGCGGATCTACGGTGGGGATGGTCTTGTACAACGAGGGCATTATCTTACTTACTTCTTCCGCAGCCATACCAAGTGCGGGGGATTATGCAAAGGATGACTATACGGGGACAGGGGCTTTAAAAGATGCTGAGTGGGTCTTCTTTGGGGCTTATTCTGACGCTGTTGTCGGCGGCTCGGCCGGCACCTATGCCACTGCTAGCCTCGGGTCAATTTCTTTTAAAGGAACACACAAGATCCCTGTGTTGACTATGTTTGCTAACCTAGATGCGGGGATGTATAATAACTCTCAAAACCCCACATGGGTATCATCTTCAGCTAAGAGTTGGCGAGACAATATCATTTATAATTCTGGAAGCTATGTAGAACCAACAGAAAGCCCAATCGCCAATACGGTCCAGAGTCAGTATTGCGACTTTAAAGACGCTTTCGAAAAACAAGTTTTTGTAGATCAGGTAGGACTTTTCGACGAAGATAGAAATTTAATTGCTGTAGCTAAATTAGCTAACCCGGTTCTCAAAAAAGAAACTGACGCCTTTACTATTAAACTAAAATTGGATATGTGATAAGATCATTTATGATTTTAGGACTTGACATCTCCACTACTATGGTTGGGGTTGCTGTAATTGATGCCACTCGCAGAACCCTGGTTAAGTCCGAGTGCTATGATTTATCAAAAATTGAATCTTTATTCGAGAAAGCAGAGTTGATAGGATCGCATCTGTATTCTTTAAGGGCAGAATATGATATTGAGCATGTTTTTATTGAGACCGCTTTAAAGAAATTTCTTCCCGGCAGGTCTCGTGCGGATACTATTATAAAGCTAGCTAAGTTTAATGGGATTATCTCGTGGATGTGCTTTGAGAGTTATGCTTTTTCTCCGGTCTATATCAATGTCAACACAGCAAGGTCCCTATATGGGTTATCTTTTCCCCGAGGAACCAAAGGTCCAAAACGCAAAAAGATGGTTATTGAAGCTGTTATCGAAAAGGAAAAAACAGCGTTTAAATATGAAATGGCTCGTGGCGGAAAAAACTTTAAACGTGGCACCGATGACCGAGCAGATGCGATTGTCATCGCAAGAGCCGGAGAATTTCTTTTGCGCAACAAGGACAATAAGGGCTTCCTAACCGAGAAGATAGTTTTAGTTGATTAATAAACTATTTACTACATGAAGATTACTATGGGACAATTACGCCAGATGGTCCGAGAGGCTATTACAGAAGTCTACTCGGAAAAGCAACGCCGCTGGGCATGTGCTCAAAAAGATTCAAAATTTGATGAGATGTGTGCGGATACCGCCATCTCAAAAAAGAAGAAGAAAAAGAACAAGTAAGAAATTACTTGACTTCCTGACAATCAGTGCTATTATATTCATGCGGGAGGAGACCGTTATGAAATACCAAGTGTTTAGCGACATGGATGGTGTGCTCGTCAATTTTGAAGGTGGCGTTCTGGAATATATGAACAAACGCTTTCAAGAGTTAAAAGATCAACCTGATCACCCTGATTACAAACTTGCCCGTTCGGCAGCCAAAGAGCTTGGCGGCTGGGACGTGGTAATCAACAAGTGGCATATTGCCCGTTCGGATCAAGAGGGAAGCCTCAAGAGAAACTACCGCACGAGAGACTTCATGTATCGGCTCGTAGAAAACGACGTTGACCTCTGGGCCAATCTCGGCTGGGAACGTGGCGGCAAGAAACTTTGGAACTACATCAAGGACAT